TTAATTACTGTTAAATCATAATTAGCTGGAGCAATACCATTAAGATTTTTAAATGTCCATGTATATGATCCAACTTGTTGCGGCGCACATACACCAACCCAAGCCGCTGCTGGATACGTATCAGGAGAAGGATGAACCATAATAACGGTGTTTTGTGAGTTTAATGTTTTCGCCAAATTTTTATTTACTGTCGATGCAAAATAAAACTTTTCTTGTGTATTAATCCACTTCGATAATTCTGTAATAACTGGGTCACTTTGAAGTGAGCAATGTAAGTAGAAAAAGTCATTGTACTTCTTGACTAATTCATTTAAAGCAGTGCTTAAATCTGTTGGATTCCCTGTAGCTGCTACATATGCCACACCATATATTGCAATCTTTTCTGGTCTTGGTGTTTGTCCTAAAAGAGCAGAAGCTAATTTATACGTCGCTGAATTTGTACCGTAATCTGTACCAATTCCATCAATTTCCGTATATTCTTTATAATCCAGCTTCTTGTCTGTAGACAAAATAAGCGGTAAACCAAATCCTTTTTGGCTCACCGCTTTTGTTTGTCTCGTGATAGTTACATTAACGTAACGATTACCCATGAGAAATTCCTCCTTTTGTTATCACAGCACTATCAATCCACTCAATATCTTTTAGTTGCTGGTAAGGTACTCTTAAAATGACATCAAAACCGTTTCTGCGCTCATAATCCTCTATAACAAATGCATCACGGTTAATAACATCGGTTTGATCGGCAACTGCTACCCCAATACTTTGCAATACATCTACTCCAGCAAAAGAGAACCAGTCATATATTTCCTGCGCTAAAGTAACAGAATCATCATCATCCATCGCGTAAGCAGTAAAGGAGATAGTAGTTTTGTAATCACTTAATCTCTGCAACTTATATTCGCCATTGATAACAACACCTGTTTCTTCTGCTTGCCCGACTGCTTTTCCATATGGAGTAGTTAATTTGTATGTTGCATGTGGTACTTTCGGTCTTTCACCCATTTGATCGGCCATAATAATTGGAGCGCCACAATGTTTTTTTATAGCAGGGATTAAAACGGCTCGTAACTCTTTTACATTCACCCGTCTACCCCCTTTGCATAGTACATATAAACATCTGCATAATCTTCATAATCTTTATTTGCATCGATGGTATACATTTGTTTTTTATACTCAATCTTCTGCCCTATTTTTAACGGTGCTAATGTATAAATCTTGCGGTCTTTTCTCGTATAGGTACCATTTGCTTCCTTTTGTAATTCATCCGTTGTAAGAGGGAGAATGATGCCTATCATGTGTTGTGGCGGGGCTTTTTTTCCTGGTATTAATTTACCTTCGTCGTTATAATCCCCTTTTGTTTCTTCAGCATGGAGAATAAATGACACTTGAAATTCTTCTACGAAATCAGCGAACTGAAACGCTTTTCCACTCATCGCTATTCCACCTCGTGTCTAATGGCACCAATCATACGGCCAGTATCATGTAGAGGATTAGAAGAACCTTTTACATTTCTTGTAGATGCAGCGTTTGGTGGGCTTTTTACAGTCCTAGCATGACGTTGTATCATTCCAGCAAACTCCATACCAATCATATCCACAAACACATCAGGATCAAGACGTAAGTTAATTACATCATCTAAGAACGATTCAATTTTATCGCCAATCTTATCAACGTTACTATCAAAACCCGTTCGAATGAATGAACGTTCCGGAATTGTTACCGACCTCATAAGAGCAAATACAGGTTTTATATTACCTTTATCCACTAAAGCCAAAACACCATTACTACCATCTTCAATCCCTAATGCTACTAGTCCAGGAAAATCAGAAGCGCGTTTGTTTTTCGCTTCAGGGATAAGGGGAATCGTCAACCAATCCCCTTTTTTCGGTAATATAGTGGTACCAAATTCATGTACTGCTGCAATCGTAACTAAATCTGCATCATTCGGATATTGATAATTATCTTCACCATGAATACCAACTGTAATTTTCTTGCGGCCTAACTTTTCCAATGCCTTCTTAATCCGCTTGCTATTATTTGTACTACGAATAGTTACACCCATCATCGAAACCTAACTTTCCGATATGGTTTTAAAAAGTTTAAAGCAGATCTATATGTTGCACCCTCAAAAAAGCTCTTACTCATATCACCCAACGATTGACTCGCAACGTTTTGGCTTTCTTTCATCGATTTAATAATCATATCTACAGCAATTTCAACATCAGGAGGTAAAGACCCATCTGTGAATTGTGGCGAACAAAAACTATTAATATGAGCAATTGCACCGGCTCTATATTGTTCATCTGTTAATGCCACTAGCTCGCCCCCTTTTCATTACTCACCGCTTAAAAGTTCAATTAACTCATCTTGCTTTAAGTTGCTGTAATTACTTAATCCTCGTTCTTTTGCCAACTTCTTTAATTCCGGTACTGTTAAATCATTTAAGTTCTGCTCAACTTCATCATGCTTGTATCCTAAATCCGATAGCAGTCCGATTGTACGTTTATCAGTCGTTTCATACTCTCCATCAATAAAAGTACATAAAGCAGTATTCTTTTCTTTATCCCATACAATGCCATGGCCGTAGAACTTCATCATTTCTTCATCAGCCCTTGGTCTTTTAGTTTCTTTAATAACGCGTTAAAATCAGCTTTTAGTGCTGCTGCATCGGCAGCTACACTATCAGCCTGTGTTGGCATTTGGATAACTTCTTTAATCACCGGATCTACACGATTATCATCTTGAATTTTACCCATTCTGTGACCCTCCTTAGTTCAAATAAAAAGAGAGAGGTTATTATCCTCTCCCTGTATTAAGAAATTGCTAATCCAGTAATAGAACCGTGCATAAACGCAGGACCATGAGCAAGACCAATCTCACCGTAGATTTGACCTTTCTCTGCTGCTCCTGTCTTCGCTAATTCTTCATAGAATAGTACGCCTTTATCTGGCACGTTTTGCAATACTGGAGCCACTACAGACATGTCGAATAATCCAATTGAACCAGCAGGAACAAAACGATCCCATACAATACCAACTTTAGCGAAATCCGTTTCAATTTGTTGGATATTCACACCACCGACATTACGGTCTTGTGGCGCATATCCATAAATTTCACTTATAACTTGTTTATTAAATGCATTAACGTATAAAACCATTTCGTTAAAATCTGCACCGTTTGTCGCCATCATGCGAAGTAACTGATTAAATAGATCTTTATTTAATTTAGCGCCAGCTGCAGCAATCGTATTCCCTGTAGAGCATAGCTCGAACATACCGCGCGTTTTGTCCGCTTGCGTTTCGTTCGCGGCCAATGCATACGTACCATTTAAGAACGTATGTTCAACATCACGAGCAATTTTCGTTAATGATCGTGCGATTTGGAAATCTTTTTCGCTTGGTACATTATTAGAAGCTCCAGCACTATTGATTCCACTCAAACGCCCACTGTTTGATAATTTGCGGTACGTTACATTCACACTTTCGTGGAAGATTTGTGTGACATTCTTATTTTGACCGCGTGTATAGGAAACCGCAGTTGGAGCAGTACCAGATGCTTGTTCTGAAATTGCAGGTTGTGATGGTGCTGGATATTCATATAAGCTATCAGTCGCGAATTCCTTATTAGATGTTTGTAAACCACCACCAGTTAAACCACCAATCATGGAAAGAAACGGTGTATTCTCTGCATCAGCAGTAAATAATTCCCCATCATAGTTTGGTAAATTAAAAGATGTACCTTGACCTGTTACGTTTGCCATTTAGACATACCTCCTATTGTTTTTGTAATGCATGAATTTTATTTTTCAGTGCAATTGCACCAGCCATATCACGGCGTTTTAAACATTCTTGGCGCTCTTTTTCTAGCTGTTCAATCTCACTAAGTTGTTTACCACCGCCACCTACTAATGGAGCTTTACCTTTGAGCACATCGTTAACCTGCGCTTGTACAGCTTGTTGGAATTGTTCACTGAAAACTTTGATATTCTCATGTGTTTTTTCAGCATCCTCCCCTAATACAAATGAAGCAAACTCCGGTGGCAATTTCTCAGCAGATAGTTGCTTTTCTGTTTCTAATAGCAGTTTTTCCCGTTGAAATGCTTGTCGCTCTGATTCAAAGGCTTTTTGATCCTCTTGGAATTTAAGCGCTTCTTTCTCACGCTCCACCTTTGCGCGTTCCTCTGCACTTAGCTTTGCAAGTTCTTCTGCTTCCAGCTTTGCTTGTTCTACCTTTGCAGCTAATTCCTTATCCTTTTTCGCTTCAAACTTTTTAAGTGCTTCAGATACACGGCGATCAGCTTCACTTTGCAACTTTGCATTTAGTTCTTCTTGTGTGAGTGTGATAGTTTCCGGTGGTTCTTCCTCTTTACCCGGTTCTCCGCCGGCTCCTAAATCCTCACTAAAGAACTGAAGGTTTGTTAATCGTAACGGGAATTTCTTCTCCGCTACTTCTTTAAAAAATGGTACTTTTATATTTTCAACTTTATATGACATTCCAATTTCCTCCTTGCCCTGCGTAGTTCCGTAGCCCTCCACAGTTCAATGATTTTTAGCAGTTTATAGCGTCATACTTAGGACAAATGGATAATAAAAAAACACCTACTCTTTTAAGTACGTGTTACTTGCATATTATTAAGATGCCAATCTTTCTTTCTGCCAATCTTTAAATGCCATGTTCTCCAGTTCCTTATACTGCGGTCTTTCTATTCTCATTACAGTATAAGTAACGAAACAACGGCAATTAATGGATGAACCAGCAGCAGGTAATAACCCTGGAGCGGGTCCCTTACTCAGTCCATCATCAAACAATTCATGCATCTCAATGATTTTATTGTTTAACTTTCTATGGTTTGCAATGGTCTTTTTCCCTTTGCTTGGTCTTACACGCTCATCTTCTAACGTGTTCCATTGTTTCCCCATGATTACGCCATTTTTAGTAGCGTGGTCAGCTGCATCATGCTTTGCGCTTTCCTGTACCCGATGTCCTTCTGTACGAACAATACGAGTAGCTTTGACAACATCGCCTTCTAATGAATCCTTTAAGCGTTTTGCCATAATAGCATATGTCTCATTCTCCTGTAAGCCTTGTGTGACTTCCTGCTGGATCTTATGAATAATATCAGCCCGGTTCTTTTCTAAACGAGCTTTCAATGTTAATCCTGCTACTGGATTCTGTAGCATTGCAGTAAGTGACTCTGGTCTCACGGATGCATATCCTAGTTTGGTACGTGTAGTTGTTTCCACGCCCCATGCTGTTAGGTAGTATCCATCTTTATATACTTCTCCTAACACTTTAGTCATTTGTTTACTGACTTCTTTATGATTAACTCCCATAATCCAGTTAATCCGCTTGTTCAGCTTATTCAGCCGATCATATTTGAGCATTTCTTCAAGTGTTAACTCTCCGTTTTGCTCATACTTTTCATATTGCTCTGCCATCAGTTTCCTAATCTCAACTAATGTTTTCGCATATTGACGAGCAATTGCCCGTTCTGCTTTTTTTATTAATTGACCGATACGGCGATTTATCAGTTTGAAGATGTCAAACAGATTCATATCCAATCACCTACTCAATTTCTTCTTCATCATTAATTTCATCCTGATTCTCTTCATCTTCATCAGGTGGTAAATTGTCCAGGTCAATATATTCTTCTTTTTCCTGTTCCACTTTTTCCGCTTCATCAAAAGGATCTTCAATAGCTGGAATCAGTGTTCGCCCTGTTTCTTTACTCATAAACCCAGCTGCATTTAATTTAATAATTTCATCAATTGTTAAATCAGATTTAGGCAGGTTAGGAGAGAACCTTGGTATAACATCACGCCAATCATAATGATTACCCTGCTTATTTAAGATGTTCGTAATTAAACGTATACGGCGTTGAATCGCCTGTTTAAACAAACGCTCTTTTACCACACGATTATCCTCAAGTGGCTTCAATTTATACTTCATTGCTTCTCCAGTTTGCGTTCCTCCAAAAGAGCTATCACTTAAATCTGGGACTGCTGCTGTATCATGAATATCCTTTTTAAGACGGGTTTTCAAGTTTTCTTTCCAAGTATCATTGATATCCTTGATAAGCCATTCTGCTTTGGCATTCTCCCCGAATAGTTCAATGACCCTTTTTTCTTTCATACCCGATACATCTTTATCATCAGTAAGCATACCCATAATGACTAAATACGCATCATTTGAATAGTTACTTTCGTTAATGTCGTCCGACTGCAATAAGTTGTATGCATCATTAAGTGTCATAACTTCCTCAAAATCACTTTTGATATTCTTATTGAAATACGGATTAAGTGGAACTTCACCAAAGAAATGAGCTTTTTCTTCAAATAATTGAATTTCATTACCCATTTTTATATATTGGTAGATTGAATCTGCAGTATAAACAAAGATTTCCGTTGCACCTTTGCCACTTATAACATCCTCATGATCATAGTAACGAATAGCCATGATAAGATTCTTTTCAATTGAGCGGTCATAAACAAAAATAACTTTCTGCTCTTCCAAATCTAAATAATCAAATCGTATTTCTAATTCATTTGCAGCATTCATTGTTGTATATATAATTTCTGCACCATATCCATAAATGGAGCAGTTATTTGCAAGAGAAGCATTCGTATGTTGTTCATCATTCAAATCAAATATTTCCTGTAGCTGCTCCATATACGTTTTGTCGTGACAGCTATAACTAATTGGTTTACCCATAAAGTAGCCAACACTCACATTAGTAATGTATTGGCAGAAGTTAGTCACTATTTTATTATTGGGCTTTGTTTCATCATCGAATTTACGCTCTAAAATATCATGTTCACCATCATAATATTTCTTCAATCGTATTTCTCTTTTGATACAATGCTTTTCAATAAGTTTGTTTATTATTTCACCGGTTACAGGAGTATCACTATCTAACCTAAACATTTCACACCTCCTAGCTTATAAGCCTAATCCTTTGCGGATGTCGGTATTATTTGCATTTCCTCTGCGGCGTTTATCCTCAATAATGTAGCGTAAAGCAGCCATAGCATCATCAAACACTTCTACAGGTTCATCTAAATTCTCACCCGTTTTCGAATCTCGTTTCCACTTCCACTGTTGTATTTCTGCGATGGTATTTACACAAGAAGGGTGAATGTGTATCTTCAGTGTTTTTAAATAATCAATTTGAGCTTTTACACTATTAGGATTCTTAACAACAGGTACAGCTTTGTATCCTGCTTTCCTCCACGTTTTAATACGATCCGGTTCAGCAGAATCACAATACATCATTAACCGCTTATTAATACCCTGCTTATCCGCTATTTCAATAATTTCACCTGTATCTTTTTCATGGACATAAATCTCATTGCAAATATACAACTCTCCATCTTTCCATCCACCAGTAAGAATTGCATTAGCATGGTTAAATCCAAAGTCCTGCGCATGATTCATAGAATCGAATCTCTCAAATGATGTATCGAAATCATGTATCTTGTAATTTTTAAGAATCAGCCCACCAATTTCTCCCCATTCACCTAGCCCGTATATTTGGTACCCCTCTGGATCTTGTGCTTTTCGCAACATCATCCTTCTGTGGTACGCTTCATCTATAAATCGATTTGTTAAATACGTTGAATGATGAGTAAATATATCAGGATGCTCAATATCAAAGTATTTCTTTTTAATCCAATGCGTAGATGATACAGGGTTAAATGTAAAAGTAATTTGGTAATATAAATTTGGATTAGGCAGTATACCGCGCAAACGGTCATCAAGAATATCGATATCATTTTCTTTTAACTCTGTAGATTCTTCAATCCATATCCAAGTTAACTTACCATGCTCAAATGTTATCGATTTAACTTTCTCGCGCTCGCTATCATCTTTCATACCACGAAATATGATCATATTCCCTGTAGTTTTGCACACCATTTCTAACGGGCTTTGTTTAATGCTCCAATACTTCTTTGCTTTCCTGCCAAACACTATATTGATAGCTTTCCTCAACTCTGCATAAGTTGAATGGCGATTCGTAACATCAATCTTCCTAACAACAAGCAAGTTAGCCCCTTGAAATTTCGGATCAGATAATTTAAGGATGAAGTCTTGAGCAATATTAGTTGACTTACCACTACCAGCAGAACCCTTTAACGCGCGGTATCGCTTCCTGCACTCATTTACAGGCTTGAAACTTCGGTTAAATTGTACCCTGATTTTACTCATCTTCATCACCATAATCGACTGTAATTTCAAGGCTGTTATCATCATCACCATCATCAATACGTTTAATCTCAGCAGTAGTCTTTTCAATGTTTAACTTCATCTGCTCCAGCTCTAAACGGCGTTTATCATCAGCATGAGCTAATTGATCAAAACGGGCTATCATTGAAGTTAATGTGCTCATTGCCCTAGAAAGGGAATTAAGCAGGTTCGCTTGTTTCTCCCAAGCTTGTTGTATCGTCCATTGCTTCTCTACAGGAATTTCATCAATAATTTCATCACCATCTTCTGTTTTATCAAACCTAAGATAGTACTTAATTCCCGTTAATTCCTTTGTTTTATCCCGTTCATTACGAACATGCATGATACGTTGGGAGTTTAGGATATTGAAGTATTTAAGCCGTATCATTGTAAATAACATTGATACAGGATCTTCACTTTCAATCTCTTCTAATAGCTCCATAGCAGCTTCATCATCTTGCGGAATGATTTTACGGAACAACCCGTGCTTCACTGCATTGTCATTTTTCTCCGGCGCACCATGACCAACTGCGTTTTTATTGCCCCACTTCGGTTTTGTATTACCCCGATTTCCTGTTGCATTTGCATTTTTATAGGGTGCACCTTTTTTCTTTGGTTTCTCTTTTTGTGTGCACACTTTTTCTTCTTTTGTATGCACACCTTTTCGATTCCATTTGTACCTGGTTTTCCACGACTTCACTGTATTAATACTAACTTCATGTTTATCAGCTATATCCTTGTATTTCATTCCTTGCAAATAATCTTGTTCAGCTAACTCGTGTTTTTGTTTAGTCACGTCACACCACCACACCACCCCTTCAATAGTAGGTGCGGATTGCTATTTCATTCCACACCTCTTATATAACCCATCAATACGCGTAAGGAATGCTCTACGTTTTATCACGGGTAAAATCACCTTACCTTTCACGATTTTCATGTAATAAGAAAAAGAGACCTTCAAATGACGCGCTAATTGTTCATCCGTCATTTCTAAGTCTCTTTTGGCCACTGCTATTTGATTTTGGAATTGTTTATTGATCATAAACAATCTCCTCTCAAAGATTGCCCTTCATTATCTTTAAGTACTTGATAAAGTACTTTACCTACACGATTAATCATGTCTTCGTCTTGTTCTGTATATCCCGCTTCAAAGAATACACCATGCAACATTTCATGAATGAATGTTTCTTCCTCGCGATCAACTGGCAAATCTGCATCGATTTTAATAATTAACTCGTCATATAATATTTGTCCGATGACGCCATGTTCTTTTGCTAACCCTTTTACTTTAACTACCTTGTATTTCACTCCACCGATTTTCCAATGTGCTTCTTTCATCTCTCACTCACCTCATCGCTAATCGCTAAATGAATCTTATTTTTTAAAATTTATACCGAAAACTAATTTATGCAGGGAAATTAATATTTCATACATGATGTTTTCTATTTAGTTTACATAATTATAATTATGAGAAGTCCTTAAAAACCTATATTACGGGAAATCGTTGATACCACTCACTTCCCGTAACATATAATTCCAGTTATTTATGCACAATTTTATACATAGCGTAGTTTAGCGGGTTTTCGGTACCTAAACACCGTTATTTCCTGCATAAACTTCACCTTGTTAACTATCTCTATTTTTGTTCAAAAATTGCGCATTGTAATCGATATCCTTCTAAATACCAAATTTGATCCGTAATTCGTTTCTTGCAAATTTCAATCCCGATATTCACATCGTAATTAACCGGATCTACACAAGCGCTTGATTCAGTTAAAATAAATCCGTTTGGCAATTGCGCAACTACTACTGTACATTTACCGTGGAACTCTTCTACTGTCCAATGTGTCTTTTCTAAAATGTTATTAATATCTTCTTGCGTTACTGTATTTTTCATTATTCAACAACCTCCCAATTTTCAGCGAATAACTCAATATTCGTTTCTTTCCATGGCACTCTTCCGAATCGACTCTCAACATATAAGTATGGAGCAGTCATTTTACTATGCTCATCAGGAAATTGAGCGCGAATTACTACGTCAGGACTCCATTGTGGTAATCTCATCCCTTTTCCCTTTTTTACCTCTTCAAAAGCTTGACCAAAATTCATTTCCTTTCCTCCTCTATTTCCAATCATTGAGTTCGTTTGTTTTGTAAAACTCAGCAAGTCGTCCTTGCTCTGATTCGCATCGGTTTTCGATTTAGTACCTGCGACTTCATCACTTTATTTTTCACATACCCATAAATTACTCGTGCTGGTTTTCTTTCTTTTGTACACTCTTCATAAAACCACACGATTTCTTTAACTTGCTCCTTAACCTGCTCCCACGATTGACGAATCCATTGAACAATTGTTTGAACAGCTTCATAAAACTTCTTTACAGCTTTCTGCAATATTTCAATATCAACCGATGTATCAACCAATGTTATTATTTGTTTAGTCATTTAAATTCCTCTTCATATTCTCAACTACTTGTTTAGCTACTTGGTCTGCTTCCTCTTTTGTTAGATTAGGAGCATTTACCGTAGCGCTATAAGTAAATGTTTTTGTTTCTTTTTTAGAGGTTTTTAATGAAGCATAAATGATGGTCACACCTGCACCAACAAATGTTATTTTAATTACGTTATCTAATACCAATGATGACCACATTAAAAAATCAAACATAATAATAATCTCCCCCTAACCATATATCTATTTCATTCAACTTCATGTTTAATATGTAATTTCTATATAACAAAGAAAAAAAGCCTATTAATCCTGCATAAGAACAGGTTAATTAGGCTTTTTCAATCCAATCCTGAAGGAATAATGTGATTAAGTTGGCTTCTTAATCATCTCGCAACCACCGCACTGAAATATCATGGCTACACGCCGTGTGTTCGGTGGCTGGGAGAAGACTAAGAAATGTCCTCTCTTTTATACTCCGTGGAGTCGGAATGAATCGTTCCTCGAGTCAATTCATTCCTGTATGATTAATCTGCGCTCAGTTGCGCCGGGGAGAAAGTCCCAAAGTATGAGGTCTACACCCTCTTTCAACATACAATTTTCTATATGCTCAAAGAGAGGTAGGCGCTCTCTTATAAAGGTTTTTACATTTATATCAAGACGCATGTACTTATTCCGGCGCCTTGTTTGAACCAATATATCAAGGGGAAGGCGAGGGGAACGCCTTTACATTGGTTCAAACAAAGAGCCGTAGCTGTAGCTCCTTGCTCGTTTAATTGTTAAAGTCAAATAAAGGCCCTGACTCCATTTGACTTCGTTATATTAATAACCGCTGTGAGTAATTATTAATATAATTGTGCAATAAATTCCCTCCCCTGCAATTGAATACGAAATCAAGATTCAACATACAGGATGCGCATAAAGGTTTTACTGCTTTTGAGAACATAAGTAAGGCGTAGGTACTTATATGCTCAATAAGAAGTAAAACATATTGTCTCATCCAATAACCCAGAAGGAATGATTAGTATTAGATACAGACAGGCTATAAAACTATAACCTTTGAAAAGAGAATTTCACTCTTCTCATTCCCCGTGCCGAGTTGTCGCAATACTGCTAGGCTCCGCATGTTCCCTCTGTACAATCTCATGCATCGTCACCATTCAACCCAACCGAGTGCACCTTTGATATAGGAGATAGTGCTCCTCCCATGAATTACTTCATGGGATAAGCTTACCTCTGATTCAAATAGTAAAAGGTACCCGAAATGGTAGCCCAAAAGTGCCATTTTACATAATCCCTAGTGCATCAGCGAAATTTGCAATAGCAGATTTTTTCTTTCTGTAAAAGGTTCTCCTTTTAATGCCGATCATTGTGTAAATATAATCATCATTGAGTATCTTTGTATTCATGTACTTCATTTCTAATATTTTTCTCTCATCCTCATCTAGCGCTTCCTCTAATGCTCTTTTAATTTGAATGTATTGGATGTATTTTTTTCTTTCTTCTGGATCTTCCTGACGAGTTGCTTTCAATTCCGGGAATAAGATTTCCACCCCAAGTGCTTCCCTCTCTTGCTTATTTTGAAATTTAACTTTTAATACACGGTATTTGTGCAATGCAATAATAACGTCCTGGAGTAAATCGTTTTCTCCCTCTTTCTTTTGTTGCTTATTCATCAAGTCAGAATCCCCCTATGTCCAATTTTTAAATAATTCATTTCATTAAGGTACGTGAAATTTTATTATTTTTATACTGAATAAGGGAACGATGATTACAATACAGCCCCACACCACACTGTTAATCATGGTTCCACTATTCATTAAGCTAATTGTTTCTGTTTTCCCCTAGCTTTTTTATCTTCAATCCAACCTTCTTGCTTTAGCTGCTTCAAGTCCTTATATTTAAAGGTCCCGTACATCCATATCTTTTGTTTCTCCCACCCAAATCCTGATTCTTCACGATACAAAAAGCATGATTTACTTCCTGTACGCCTTGGCATTTAATCATCCCCCTTATGATCTTATCCATTTCCGTTTATCCTTGTCCCATATCACTACGATTAACTCCTGTTGATTTTGAAACTCCCACAGCTTTCTTCTGACGGGGAAACCGTCATTGATAGCCTTTTTACTGCCCTTTACATCAATTACCTCTATACGACCATCTGCATACGTTACTTTAAAATCCGGTGTAAACTTCATCGCTTCTTTCTTCGATTTACCCGACTGCGTTAAACTGCTTGGAATTGTAAATGATGGTATGAGAGTATAGGAAGGGTGGCATTCAATATGAACGACATCCCTCTTACTTCTCAAATACTTGTAATATCTTGCTTCAGTCCTGGAATCGAATTGTATACCTTCTACTACAGTTGGGATGCTTTTTATTCTGCCTGACTTACTTTTATCGCTTTTTACTCTCTTAGCCTTTTTAAGTATCCTTCTCTTAATCTCGATGATCTGTTCCTCGCTCTCCTTGAACTTGTACACTTTCCTCTCTCAATCTAAAAGCATCTGTTTTTAACCATTCTTTTCTTATCTTTCGTAAATTATTTATTGATTCATCCTCATGCTTCATCAAACGACCAGAAGCAATTGAACAATTTATACTGATTAAGAAAAATACATCTGCAAGGAATATCTCCATTTTTCTAATCATGTTTCTTCCTCCTATAAATGGATTATTTTGTTACAAACAGTACTTCTTTTAACTTCCGTAATTCTATAAGTGACATCTTATCAACCGTATCCTTTAATTCTTTTCTTAATTGAGCTTTTTCTTTACCTCTCTCAATCATGTCCCAATATTCCTTTTCGGTCCGATAAGCTTGATAATGATATCCCCATCCAGTGTTATGCGATAAATCCTTTTGGTTGAATCTATATGGTGATTTATCTTCTACCCCTTCAGGATTAGCGTAAAAACTTGTTTTATTAGCTCTGACAACGATGAATTTTCTTAAATTAGGTTCTGACTTACCTACCCATCCGCCGCTTGTACTCACATAAACTTCTTGACCTTCTTCCATTTTGATTTTAGTCATTTTCTCTTCCTCCCTGAATAAAACTCAATATTCCGTCAATACTATAGATGACACGGTAATCTTTTCTCCTTGTTCCCCCTTGGAGATGAGCAGTTAGCTTTTGCTAACTGCTCTTTTTAATCGTTCATTATTTCTCCGAATATAACGCTTGCTGTATAGTCGTAACAACGTTCACATAACCACTCATTACGAGCTGGACTGTAACGAATCGTTGTCTTTTCTTCATCGCATAAATCACATGTTCCGACTTTATCCTCTTCCACATCCATTCCCCTTTTCTACAAAATGAAATTTTTATTGTAATCTTCCTTTATATATCTTTTTGATCTCAATTTCACTGAATCCCTCATACACCGTAAATATTTCCGGAAACTGACTCAAACACATATCGATGATCATGTCATCAGTAGTTCTAACGAAAAAGTATTTAACCTCACCCAAGTAATCATTGTGTAGATAATAACTCCTAATCTCGCAATGGTAGCCATTAGCTTCCAATACTTCATACAGCTTGTTCTTTGTTTCATCTATATCAAATATTGATAACTGTCCCTCCGCAATATCCATTTGTTCTATCATTTCCCCATTCCCCTTTACGCTCGTTTCTTATTCCAAAATGCGTTTGTTCCTCTATAATTGAAAGAACTGGCTTGATATCCCCGTGACGCTGCTTCCGATGGTGTTAGTGTTGGTGTATTAATAGCTGTTTCTACATCCCATTTCCAGCGTCTTACTCTGCACCATAGCAATTCTCGTGAAATACCGTTACGCTTTGCTCGCTGTACCTGTTCATCAGTGAATACTGTATCTGTTTTCCTTGTTCTAGCAATCTTAATCGCTTCTTTATTACCTATTACCGATTTTGTTGCTGCCTCGTGCAGATCCCAGCCTCTTTTCCTACGATCTGCAAATGTTCTATAGCAAATCCCGTGTTCCTCGGCTATGTCCTTGTATTCTTTCCAACCCGTCCCCTTTGAAACTGGCTTAGTAATTGCCGTTTCCTTTGGCCAGCCGTACGAATATACGCGCTGGCGCAAAGTGTCATTGCTAATGCCGTTCCCTTCTGCTCGTTTGAAATCTTCTGGAGTAATGTAGTAGTCATCGCCCATGCCCATTCCTCTTCCTTCCCAAATAGCGTTTTTGTTAAAATCTCTCACTCAAGTCTTCTAGCCAGTATGGTTCTTCAAGCCAATACCCTTCATCTTGATCGAAACGATAGTATAAAACCTCTCCATCTTCATTTACAAAAGGGTTTGTATATGTGTCATAAGGCTTACTTCCTTCTGGATAATAAGTCATCACTTCTTTACCTAACATCGGGCAGTGAATTTTTCCCCATTCAATGGCATTTATCCAATTAAGTTCTTTCATTCTTTCTCCCTCATTTCTTAGCAAATAACGATTTTGTGATTTATTTGCTATTTTTCTTTCGATATTCACGCTCTTGCTTTGCAAAGAATTCTTTAACTGCATTTTCCCAATACGTACACATCACTCTTCACTCCATTCCCAAATAAGGATTTTGTTTAGTTTCCTAATAACTCTGGGCTTTCATAAATATTCCCGATTACTTCAGCCCAATGTCTCATTCTGTGAAGGTACCAACTGCCACAACTTATTTCCATTACTTCGTTATATCCAATCTCATAATTACCATCGACACCAATCGATCTGTCAAAAGGATGACCGACAACCTTTACAATGTCACCGATATAAATTTCTGTTCCGTTCTTGTCTTTTAAGCCTGTGTATTGTAGTAATGGAGAATAAAATTTGTCTTCTTTCCCCCCATTCTTTAAAGTGTCTTTTAAACTATCAAAGTTTAGTATTTCTTCCCAGCTATACATGATTCGATTTTCTTTACCATATATCCGATATTTAACTTCATTCATATATCTTCCGCCCTTTCCTCCAAATAACTATTTTGTTTGGTTTTTTGACTGTTCAAATGCTTTTTTCTCACAATCTACACATGCTACAATGTCGCCATCTTCATCAAATTGATAAATAGACTTTTCTTCAATATCCTTATTTAAAAAGCAAATATCACAATTGAATTGTCTTTTCTTATCCGCTGACTCATCATTGATTTTCTTAGTTAATTTAACAGTTCCGATATTCTCATAAGGCTGAACTTCATACCCCTTCAAACTAAGGTATTGTGCTACTTTTTGCATTTCTTTCCATGCTGCTGTACCTTGACCAAATTCAATAGTTACTGTATTCATTTCTCATTCTCCCTTTCGTTTTAAAATAACGCTTTTGTTCAGTTTTCATCACATTTCCTGCATTCGCACTCACAGTTTTCTAATTTCTCTTCACACTTAGCGCAATAATCTATAACTTCATAAATCATTTATTGTCCCTCTTGAACTCTTCCTCTCTGAGAAGCGCTAACTCCTCTATAGCTTTATCTCTAAATTCAGTCATAAGAAGTATCCTAATAGTTAAACCGTCGTCAGTCAGTTTGCTAATTTGTTCTGCATCCATTTTTCATCTCTCCATTTCTTAATAAAATTCAAATTTGATTAAATTTACTTTTAGCCCTCAAAAAACTCACCAATCCAAGGCTCTGCACTCACTGCTTCCTTTCGTAATTGTTCAGCTAACTCAGTAATTTCGCCTTGAGCGCCCTTTCCTTTCTTACGTTTTGCGTAGAAGTCGAGCAAAGCTCGTAAATTAACAGTTAAAACCAAATTAGTGCAAGCTGCATTGGGTAGTACGCTTCGAGCATCCTCCGCTGGAATGCCTTTCTTTCTCAAATTGTCGTACATTGATTGGATTATATTCATCATGTTTTCATACTCTAAATCTAATCCTTTAGCTTTAACCGTCTCAGGAACTACATATTCAAAACCGCCTATTTTATCATCTGATCCCATTTTTACGTATCGTTGCGATTGCACACTGAAGGAAAAACCTACTCTGTGCCTTGTTAACTGTGCTAATAACGCCCTGCTCACTCCTTCAATCGCATAAGTAAAGGTAATATGCTCTAAAGTAGAAGTGTGCTTACTTGAGACAATGTTACGCATTAAACGATGCCCTTCAGTACCTTCTTCCCCATCTTTTGCTTCATTTTTGAAATACTTCTCACCTTCTTGGATAATAATCCCCGATGGCTTATTTGCTGCGTAGCAAGTTCTTACCGCTGTAAGAGCAACTGCTTGTCCATGTGTTGCCCCTAATTTATCAAACACATTACCTTCTATTTCTATAAAATCGTTATATATATCTAAACTGTCATAAAAACCTTCACTCAGCTGCGTGTGAGCTAATAACTTCACATCCATGATTACCTTCCCCATTTCCCTATAATATTTTTATTACCGATCATCACTTTATTCCGCTCAAGATTGCTATTTTTACATTCTTTATTTCTAACATTAAATCCTTAATTGCTGTTGCTTCACTTTCCCTTAATCCTTTGTCTAGTAAAGCGATACAAGCTCTTTCTACATTTGGATAAAATCCAATTGATTTATAATCAAACTTAATTTCTTCACCCTCTTTGGATTCCTTTTGGTACTTCTGGTTAATAATTACGTTGTAAGCATCTGAAGTAATTTTGTATTTTTCACCAATGTAAATCTCCATCCCACTCACCTCTTCTTATTGGATCAATATCCACTTGCTAACCGATCATAATTTACTTGGTTCTTTTCGAAATATGCCTTTTGCATATCTTCGTATGTCATTCCTAATTTCAATCCAATAGCTACAATTGTTGATAATGCCTTTATGTAATGATTGAAATCCGAGAAGTCACTTTGATACAACACCTCAAAAGAATAGTGATATGACTTTAATGATGTTTGATTAATAAGTAATCTTGGTAAATATGTTAGCTCGTTACTGTGTCCGTACTTATTACCAAGACTAGCTATAAAATGTAAGCAATCAGCCCATTCATCGTACTGACGCGCCTTATTATCCTTTTTGTTCTTCTTCCAATATTTAAAGAATCCGATTTCATTTGAAAGCTCACCTAACTCCGTATATAACGCCTGTGTTACGTCACCGGTTAGATTTTGTCCTTGTAACCCATGAACCTCAACAACTTTACAATCAAGCTTGTCTTGCGCTTCGAATATTTTTTGAATGTTTAACATTTAATTTCTCCTTTCCTTTTGTAACAACGATTTGTAAACGTTCACTTTCTTCTTTATGGTGTTTATAAAGCGATTCTGCCATTTGCAACTCTGCCCTTAACCTGTTTACTTCATCAAACCACTTACTAGCTTGTCCTTGTACATGCTCAAGTGCTTCTTCGTACAGATCAATATGACGCGCTTCCATACCAACACCCCTTTATTTTCTTTTTGATTCTGCTAGTAACTTAGTAATTTCGTAAACACCGTTTTCCTTTGAGTACATCATTGATTCCCCCCTCTGCTTTTTCATCGATTTGAATCATTTCATTTCTAACTTCTTGCAAGAATGCGATGTACTTCCCTAATTCCTCCTGATCCATTGTGGACGTATCATCTACGCTTGAGCATTCAGTAATATCAACGTGACAAATTTGATTCATATTTTCATTACGGACCTTAAATTCAGATAAAGTTACAGCAATTTTCCCGAAATCATAAACAAATAACTTACTTATCATCTATATCCCCCTCTAATAAACGTTCTAGTTCTTCACAAGATCCTTCGTATAAATCTCGATCACCCGGTAACTTAAATATGTTTCTGCTAATCAATTGCTCTATTAAAAACTGCTTACTATCCATGATTCCTCCACTACGCCTTTTTTCTTAAATTTAATTTTTTTCCATTTCTATAAAAATCATTATCAGCATTTGCTCGTTTCGCGACCTCTTGAGGTGTTAATACCGGTGTCTCAATTGCTTCTTTTTTATCCCATTTACAAGCCTTAACTCTTTTTAAAAGCGTTGAATAGTTAATCCCATTTTGTTGTGCTTGTTTTATTTGTTCTTCTGTAAAAGGGCGTTTCGCTCTTCTAGCATCTAATGATAGTTGTAATACTTCTTTTCTTGTTTTAGGAGGTGTTGTCGCTGCTATCACTGCATCCCATCCTTCTTGTCGTCTCCTTCTAAATGTTCGTTCAGATACGCCATTTTCTAGTGCAATTTGTTTGAATTCTTTCCAACCTCTATTTTTGGTTTTCCTTACTGGTGTTGTTATGGCCTTTTCTTTATTCCAGCGGTAAATATAAACTCGATCACTTAATAATTTATTACTAATTCCGAACGCTTCTGCTCTCTTATAGTCTTCATCAGTAATGTAATATCCAGTCATTGTAACGGTTTCCTTTCGCTTTTCCTCACCTCTTGAAATAATTAATTGGAACAACGTCTGCCTGTTTCAATAGGTGGTATTGTAGCCGCCAATTCTATATCCCATTTATAATTACGTATCCGAGAATAAAATGTTTGATAATTAATACCGTTCTTCTCAGCTAACTCAGCCATTTCTTTAATCAAATTAGATGTTTTTCTAACTGGTTTCGTCGCCGCTTCTTCTGGAGTAAACCCTAAGGAAATACGACTATAAAATGTATTAGGATTCATTCCGTTTTGAACTGCGATTCCTAACCATATTTCAGATTGACTTTGCTTTGATTTACGTTTCTTACCAGGTGGCGTTGTTATCGCTTCTTCCTTATCCCAAGCACAGTTATAAACTCGATTTCTTAATGTATTCTTGTTTATTCCATGAGCTTCCGCACGTTTATAATCAGATTGATTTAAAATCCCCTTTTTCATTTCAATCCCCCTACTAATCTAGTTCCATAATCTCTGCCAATGACCACTTACTTATCACTGTTTTTATAATTTGAATTTTCCCGTATCTTCCTTTTGCAGATTCTTCTGCATCTGTTGCATTCTTTTCTTCAAACCAATCAATTTTCTGCTTCTCGTCTTGATCATAGAAGTGAACCTCGTATACCGTTATGTCGCTAGGCTTCGCAAGAAATCGTTCTGCCGTGCTTGTTGCAGTATAATCAAAACTTCCCACAACATCCTCCAGCGTTAACTGTTTCATGCTCCTAATCCCATTGGACGCGATTTGATTAGTTTTTTATCTGCCTGATCCATAATCAATGCTGCGATTTCTAATTGATGTCTTCCCATATCCACCGCAATCTCAATAAAGCTTTTTCCTTCTTTCCACATTTCTTGAAATCGAATCACTTCATTTTCATCAAATACCAGGTCCAACTCTTCTAGAGCGATATATAAATTACGACGCGATTTCTTCATGTACTTTCTCTGTTGCAACGCCATTGTGTAATTTTCCTTTTCCAAATCCGTTCCAAGTCTCGGCATCCCATTTCCCCTCCGTTTGTAATTTATGAATTTCTCTTAATTCCGCCATAATGGTATGACGCTTTCTATCTATTTCCTCTGGCGTTTGATTTGCTGCTTCGCAAACACATGGTCCAAACTGATACATTCCCATGCCAATTCCGTTTTGAATCACTCCAGTTCCGTTACACGCGCACATAATCGTCACCCTTTCTTATTACCACTTCAATATCACGTTCTGATATTTGAGCTACTGCAAAAGCCATGTTATTATGACCGGCGATTTTTACTCTTAACTTGTTGAAGATGTACAGCAACTCTTTGTTTGAAAATTCAGTTTTTTTACCTGTTGGTTTTCTCAGTAATTCACCTTCCGTTTTTTCTAACACATCAATTTCTATACTGAATTTATCTTCATCAATCTTTTGATGCACTTCTCTTATGGTCTTACGAAATCCATAATGTTTACCTACCGCTTTTATCAAATCGAACAACATTTTCCTTTCAATCCTTCTTACAGTTGGATCGCCATAGCATATTGAACAAGCTGTTATCTTTTTCTCTTCAATGTACACTTCGTAGATGTCGATGTTATCAATGGCTGCTGCGCATATATCACAAAACGGTTTGGACGGTGCTTCGTAATTTAACAATTTTGGTTCCCCCTTTTAAAATTCAAGTTTTCTCCTTCTGAAATCTTTGGTTTCTTTAAATACAATAGACAACCTGTTTCCTAATAACCGTGACACAATTCGTTCGTCATACGCTTCTTCTATTCTGTCGCCAGATAAATTCGTTGTGATAATTGTTGCTTTACCTTGTCTTCCGTCAAAAATCGAGAATAATATTGTATTTATAAAACGAGTAGCTTTATCATTGCCGTTTAAAGCCCCTAACTCTGCGCCTAGGTCATCTAAGATGAGAAACTCAACTTCCACTAACCTGCGAATGATATCGTCTTCTGTGAGGGCGCTGTCTTTGTTAAATGTGCTTTTTATTTTCCTAACAAGTTCACTCATCGTAATAAAAACAACTTCCCTGTTTCTCTCTTGTAATGTTTTTCCAATGGCATACGCTAAATGAGTTTTTCCTGCTCCGCAATTACCAACCAATAACAAATTAATTTTTCGATTATCCAATAAATCTTTTGCTGCTTGTATTGCTGCTTGTGCATTATCTCTAGCTTCATCGCTTGTAGGATGATAATTTTCAAATCTCGCATTCTTAATTGCAATATCTGCTATCAAACTTTCTTTTTCAAAAGCCATTTTTTTCTCGTTATCCTTAAATTCATTCCAACGTGCATTTTCTGATTCGATAATAGGTTGTGCTTGCTCCCGGCTATAGCAAATTGGACATGTTGGTTTACCATCATTTATTCCTTTTACACATAACATTGGAAAAGGTTTTTTATGATTTTCGCTATTATTACAAACATCAGAACTCATACTGGAATTCGCCTTTTTGACTAAATGTTTTATTACCGGATTCGTTGTTACCTGAACGGTTTCCATTTTTATCAGTTCCTTTCGTTTTTTCCTCTTTCACTTCAATCACCAAACGATCCCATTGCTTTCTTAATTTAGATGGAGATAAAATATTCTTTCTCCAAAATGAATTGTTCTGCGACCACTTAATCAGGTACGTGATTTGTTCGTTTGTTTTTTTATCACGTTCTCGTATTAAACGAAATTCATTTGCCCATTTATCTAAATCAGGTTTTTTATGATCAGGATTCGTATCTAAAATAAATTTAAATAACAATTCAGCATGCTCCATGTCGCAAGTTTCAAACTTGAGACGAGAAGTCTTTTTAGGTGTAGTAATCTTTGTAGTATTCTCTGTAGTAATCTTTGTATTTGTCTTACGTTCTAACGTAGGAGGGTCCTCCGTTTTATCGGGGGAGGGTGGTACGTTAGAATGTAAGACCCTCTTACGTTCTAACGTACCAGGGTCTTGATATAAAATTGAAATTTTCATTATTTCTTCCGGTACTGGCTCTATAAACATTACATTGTTATGTTTCATGCCATTTATTACAAGAGTCCTAAGTTCTGTTTTAACAAGCTTTTTATCTTTCAAATAATCACATGCATCTTTTACTTGCCTTTTAGTGAACCCGAATGTTTCCGCAAGCTGCGCATAACTTTTCTGTAATTTATCCGCTTTAAACTTTTGTTTGTAAGAAATATCATTTGTTTCTTCATCTCTTATTTCAGTCGGTGTATACCAGTAATAGACTTCACTTAATAAAACTATTGCCACCACATATGGCTTTCCATTTTCTAAAGTAAGATGTTTAAACCACCCTTGATCCATCGTATTACCCCGTAAGTTTATTCTTGCGACTTTCATTACATTGTTGTTCATCTGATTCACCTTCTCCATCTAATCGCTCACATATTGCAAAGCTGCTATTAATATCAATTTCTAGCAAGTTATAACCTTTATAATTTTTCTTCAGATATGTTTTTACTAGTTTTTCAAGATCCTGGCGTGATGCCGCCTTTTTAAAAATCGCTGCACTTATTAAAACTCTGTGTACTTCCTTTCGGTCAAACACTGCCAGTCCTCCCATATCATTCCTCCTTGTATTTAGGAGAAAACATTTGGTATAATATTGTTAATATTGTTGCGTCAATATTTTGTTTTCTCCAGAGTCGATTAGGGGTAATCGACTCTTTTATTTTGTTTTGATGCTATGCGCATCATCATGGCTAAGAACGAGGTGGAGAGGTGTGGGTGTCCGCTCCCAGCCATGATGACAAGCATAGGCTTGTCCACCCCTATAACATAAGTACTTCTAAGACTTCTTTCGCGCATCGCTTATGTTCTTTATCCCATCGATTCATTTCTTCTTTATTTCCTCTTAATTCGGCGATCAGTTCTTTAAAGGAATACTGGGCCATACACTCATGTCGTTTTTCTATGTAAGATGCTTTTTCTTCTTGCGTCATTACTGGTGCTGCACTCATCGTTTCACATCCTTTGACCAACCTGTTTTTTTATCCCAAATATCAATCAAATGTACCGCAATAACTGCTGTACAAATCACCACAGCGACAATAAATAAAGATAGTTCACTTTGTTGTTCCATCTCAATCTCCTCCTGATTTTTATTCCAGTGGATCTATGATGTCAGTTTGTCCTTCTTGTCCTTCTTAACTCGCGTTACGCGAGTGGGGTTATAAAAAAAATTATCTGCTGATACTCCATAAAACTCCGCAATTCTCATAGCTATATTCCATCTTGGATTCTTCTTACCATTTTCAATCTCACAATAGTAATTCGAAGAAATATCTAGAATTTTAGCTACTTCAAACTGCTTTAAACGTTTACTTTCCCGCAATTTGATTAACCATTCTCTTTTCATGTTTACCTCCGATGTCTTATGTTTGATTTTAGTATACTCGCGTTTCGCGAATATGTAAATACCCTTTTTAAAAATTTTCAGAATTAAAATAAATTCGCGGAGCGCGAAAAAAACAATTGATTTTGTCTTATGAAATGGTATCTTTATTTATAGGGAGGTTTTTCTTATGAATATCGGGGAACGTTTAAAATATTTACGAAACAAAAGAAAATGGACTATGAAAGAGACTTCTTCTAAAATAGGAGTTAGTGACTCTACTTATAGTGGATATGAAACGAATTATAGAAAACCAGATGCTGAAATGATCTGTAAATTAGCAGAATTGCATAATACATCAACAGACTTCATCCTTTGTAAAACAGATGATCCTTCATTAGAAAAAGAAGTTACATCTAACATCAAGGATTTTTTTGATAATCAAGCGCTACATTGGGATGGAAAAGAATTATCTAAAGATGATATAGAAAGTCTAAAAGATCTGCTTGAAATAGCAGTAAAAAGAATGCTGAAGTAATGAAAAAAGGATTAGCAATTAAGCTATTCCTTTTTTTGTTTGCTGTTTATTTTGAAAAGCTCGTATTTCCTTATCAGATAATAAACCTTGTTTGCTTAGCTTCTCTAAAACGGTTTCTACGTCTCCAGTTACGCTCCCGCTCCCCATTAACACTTGAATCATTTGTTTCGCTTTCTTCTCCATCTCCATCATCCTCCAACATTTTTTATAAGGTAAATCTTAGTTACAGTATATAATCCCCTTTAAACTTTCCTTAGTTGTTCGTAATAAATGACAATCCTCATTCTCTAGATTCCACTGTAAATCATAAAGTGGAAAGTTTTTGTCGTTTTCGGAAAAGGAAAGTAAAAAAACTTTCCAATCCCTATAACGTAGAAATGACACTATCCATTTAGAATAGTGTCATTTCTATTATTATTTATCTATATTAATCAACCGCCACCCGGGTTAGGGTCCATATATAAAACTTGCGGTTCTACTTCTTTAACTTTATCTTGTTTTGTAGCCGGAATAAATGTAAACGTCGCAGCAGCAGCTACCACTAAAACAAGCTTTAATACTTTGTTTTTCAAACATTCCACCACCTTTATATCAATAAATTAATTATAACATTTTAATGCGTTAATAGGTAGAGAAATATAGAAAAAATCCCCTGTTTTAGAAAAAAATTCTACTGACTTTTCTAAGTATTTTTTGTCTCCTGTTGCAACCCCTAAATAATATAATTGAAAGGCACTAAGTCTTCCATTTTGCTTTTCAAGCCCTTTCAATATTTCTATTGCTTCTTCATTTTTTTCAGTTTTTATATAGAAATAAGCTAATTCTGCTAAATCTAATTTTGTACGATCAATAGTATCAAGCTCTTTTCCATGGTGTATTTTTAAAAACAAGAGAACATTTAATATTCGATTCCTTCTTGTTTTTAGCTTTTTATTTGTAGGTTCACCAAGGATTTTTAAGGCTTGGTCTATATAACCTTTTGCCGTATTGTAATCTGTTAAAGCATAGCTTTCACCAAGTTTACAATACGCAATAGCTTTTGTACTTATATAATAATTAAATGGATCATTTATAATTTCTAGACAAACATCCCTAGCCCCTAATATATCTCCTTCATTATGGAGTTTAATAACACTTTGCATTTCTTTAATACGCAGTAAAAAAGAATTTTTGTTTGTATGCTTGCTTACTAATCCAATCCTTGGTAATAAGCTTTGTATATACTCATTTACTTTTGTATAATCACTAAAATCAAGATACGAATACAAAGCACTAAATTCTGCAATTATCATCAAATCATTTTCCGTATGTTTATGCGAATTTATTTTCTTTTGGATTTCGTCTAAAAAATCTTTCGCAGTAATAGACCCTTCACTTCTTTTTCTCAACAATTGATAATATTCTGCAATCCTAATATTTGTACGGATTGTTAAAGAGTTTCCTTTTTTTAGTTGAGATTCATTAGTTTTACTCTTAAATTTCAATATTTGTTCTATCACCAATTCCTGTAATTCGTATTCCCCAAACATATCCAATACCTCAAGAGCCAATTTTAGGTTTTTTGGAGATAGTGATGGTATATAAGCTTTAATACATTTTCTTCTAAAATCAATATCTTTAGGCCTATACAACCTAAGCAAGTCAACAAAATGCATAAAATCAAATTTACCTTGATCTTTAAAATAACTGTTTACCGTTGTATGAGTTACATTAAAACGAATTGCTAATTTTCTATTCGTATATCCATCCGAAATTAATTTTTCACGCATCTTTTTCAAATCCAATACAACTTGCACAGTAGTTGTCCTCCCTTATGGACAATAAAAGGCACGTAAACCCCACTTTATTGCATATCAGGAAAACGTGTCACACTTTATCTGGGGTGTGTTATAATGTTATATGTACAAGATCTGCGACAATGTTCCCTAGCTGGCTTAGGGGATAGCGTAAGAGTGCGCCAACACTACTTCCGCCGCGGGTCTTTTTTTCGTCCGTTTTTATTATTTTCATAATATCACAAATTTTAGAAATATAAGTCGTATGATTGTACGAAAATGAAAAACAATTGTTGAGAAAGTTTTCAAACACTGATATAACAACGTTTGTCAGCGTTTGAAAAATGCATATGTAAGTTTTGATCAAGAACTAACATGAATATTTTACCACGCCAATAGCAAAATGAGAACACTAGTTCTTATATTTTATTAACTTTTAGTTTGTAAAACAATCATATGTTGATTAAGTGATTGTTTTACAATCAAGTATAGTATGTTTAATCCTTAAATACTATACTCGAAATATGAAAGCGTTAGAATTGTTTGGGAAAAATCTAAGATTACTTAGAAAATTAAAAGGTTTATCACAAGAAGAACTTGGTCAACATCTTAATTTAAGTCGTAATCAGATAAATAATTATGAAAATGCGATGTTTGAACCAAATATGGATGCAATTCTTCAAATCAGTTCGTTCTTTAACGTCCCGTTAGATGCCCTTTTTAGCCGTTTTAACGAGACAGATGACGAATTACTACGTAATACCCTCGATGAGATCCAAAAAACGTATGCAGCGTTAACAGGACCCCAACGAGAAAAGTATTGTAAACAACTCTTATTTTATTCAAAAGTCTTAGCAGAGACAGATGAGTTGTTATGATTTGATTTTAGAAGAAAATGTTTCCAATTTCCAGCGGTAAAAACTACATAATTTACCATTTTGTAGAAGGGAGCTAGTCTTGCTCTCTTTTTTATTTATCAACGACATAATATGACAAAATAATTGTAACTAAACCTGCTATGATGATTCTGAAAAATCTTACATTTTACATATTGGAGGAATCAATTGTGGGTAAAATTTTTAAGTTTGGTTGTTTAGGAGTAATAGCACTCGTAGTTATTATTTTTATCGCTGCTGTCGTTGATGGTAATAATGATCCAAAAGAGAAAGCATCTAATGAACCAAAACAAGAAGTAAAAAAGGATGCTCCAAAGAAAGATAAAGAAGCTAAAAAAGAAGAACCTAAAGAACTTTCTAAGGAAGGTGAATCCTCCAACGTAAAAATCACTGTTGGATCTGTTGAAACTTTAGAATCAGTCGGTACAGAACATATAAACGAAAAAGCTCAAGGTATCTTTAAAGTTGTTGAATTAACACTTACCAATAATCAAAAAGACGCCATCACATTAAGTAGCAATAGCTTTAAATTAGTTGATAATCAAGGCCGTGAGTTTTCAACTAATTCCGCTGCACAGATTAAATTAAACGTAGCAAATGGCGGTAATTCTAAGTTTTTATTAGAAAAACTAAATCCCGGACTATCACAAACAGGTAAAGTTGTATTTGATGTACCTAAAGATGTACAAGGTCTAGTATTAAAAGCTCGTGGTGGCATGATGGGGAAGGAAATTACATTAAAACTGGAATAGAAAAGGCATCCTTTGGGATGTCTTTTTTGTATCTATTCTTACCAGCCCCCTTTTATTAGGCCCAGTACCAGCGTTGCTGTAACCAGGGGCAAAGCAGAAAAAATGCTTAATATATACATGTTTTTTTAGTAACAAAAAGGTTTAAAATCAATAATGTTACGAATTACTTTTGATACAGTATTTTGTTACAGCTACTTCAACGGGTAAGATATTTTATATTTTTAAATACAAAATGTAACAGAAACGAACGTTTATGTTACAAATCCGATTAGCCCAGTTAATCCTTCAATTGGATTAAGACCTCTTGCTATTATAATAAACAAGGTTGTTTTACCAGTACCAATTGGTCTAATTTGCCCAATAGCATTGAATTTTTAGGTGGGAGTCTTACTGCCCGTTAATGCGGGATAACAATTACTTTGCCCCTAAACGCAACAACGCTGGTATTAGGCCTATTACTATTTAATACACAATAAGTATAATGAAATTTCACGTACTATATCCGTTGTATAAAACCAAAGTTCAAAACATCACTAAAAATACTCCCCCACCAAAATAAAAACCCCCTAAATAGGAGGTTCATCAAAGTAATATATAAGTAATCCGAATAAGGTACTGTTTAACAAGATAACCCTGGGACAATAATAAAAATGTAACCCCAAAAGAACTAGACAGTTTAAAGAGACTTACCAGTGCGCACATGTAAATATAGATAGCTAAATGAGCACAAAGAAACAAGTAGTCCATATATATACGGTTTAAGGTGTTGGAGCATGTCCGCTTTTTTTTTCAATACAAATAATAACAAGACGTAGACCATATATTAACGGTTTTACCTGACAGAGCATGTCCGCTTTTTATAATTGCTTTCTTAATCTTCGTAAATGCCGCTCGGAAATTCCTAATTCTTTCGCGATTTCTTTCCATTTCGGTTTCTTTACCTTGTTTAAAACTTCCTTTAATTTATCTAACTGTTTGTCTGTTTGTTCTGCTGACTTAGTTAAATACTCTTCACGCGTTGCTATGCCTTTTTCACGACGTATTTCACGCTGTTTTATTGTATTCCTTCGTTGTTTTTCTACTTTATCGATTAAAGTACTCAATTTTTCTTTTTCTTCTTGCCTAAAATCGATATTAAGCTTGCGGATTACCGTATCAGTACGCATTGGTTTAATAATGTTTTGCGGTAAACCGAAACGATTATAGTCATTTTTCGCAAACTCATCGAAAAAAATCATCGCATCTTTATAAGCGTTTTTCGCTGTACGTTCGACTTCTTTTCTTGGTTGCGGATCAGCAAGCTTTTCATTTAATTGGAATGTCATTTCTAACGTTGCTGCTTGATTTTTAACAATTAAAGCCGTTGTAAAGGAATAAATGTATGTTAAATCATTTCGATTTTCAATTACACCGTTTCTCATCTCAACGATAAGTTCTAAATCCGCTTTACGTTTTGTATTTAAACTGTAAAGATCCATTACCCCTTTACGTGCCGGTAACGTTGTTAAAGCGCCCTTACGCTTTGTTTTACGCTTCTTTTCTAGTGGCGGTACATATTCATATAGTTCCTGCAATGAATACTCTCTATCAGTCCATAAATCTACTGTAATTGTTTGTCCAGTTTTACCATGTGTGCTATATGGTAATCTAAACACCCTGGATAAATCAGAACAGGAACCATCTGCACCTAAAGGCATTAGCATTTTAACAAAATGATTTGTTATGTATTGCGTTAAATACGCCATTTGTGGAGCAGCGCCACCACTTATGCTATAGACTAACTGCACACCTCGACCATTCATGATTATGTTAGGACAAGGTAACGATTGACTGTAGACCAAATCATGCAGTTGCTTAATTACATATTCTTTTGAGAGTCCTATTTTATAAAAGTCCAAGTCTACGCCTATATTGCGTATTTGCTTCAAATCAGCCGTTTTTCTGCTCCCGTGTTCAAATGCATTAAGGGATAAGTAAACGTCTTTTAAACCACGTTCTGAAGCTTTTAATAAATGCTTTATATCTCGTAAGCCGTACCAAATTTGTTTGTGATCTTCATTACTTAAATCAATTGTAACTACATATCCTGATTTTTTTCGTTCTGATAAGTAACATTCATACCAGGAATCAATGAACGTTTCCTCCTGCGGCTTCCGAATTGCCACTGACATACAAAAAGACCTCCTTATAGAATAAAAGGAAGTCACACAAGAGTCTTTACCTCTTCGTTTAAATTTGTTATCATAAGAGTACAAATTAATTAACAACAGGGTATCACACCTTGTGCAACTTATTGGAGGGTTTATTCTCAAACTTTGGTCGGGGAGAGAATAGGCCCTTTGTCCATTTATTCGATTAATTTCTACAACAATTGTAATACAAGATTAATAGAGATACAAGAAGAGGACGAGCTTTATGCTTGTCCTCTATTTTTCTATTCTATCTAAAATCATTTCGATCGCCTGGTTCACAAGCTCCGTTTTAAATCCTTTTCTTTTCCCTTTAGAAAGCTTTTCAAGGCGTTTAACTGTTTCGTTTTTAATTAACCATGTTTGACGAGTGTGTGTGTCTTCTTTAGTAACCTTTTTATTAAACTGTTCAAGAAACTGTTCAGTAAACTTATCATGAATATGTTCATTTTTATTTTCCTCTTCAATTTCAGGCTCCTGTTTAATTTCAGGTTCATTTTCCTCTTTAACTTCCGGTTCATCTTCATTATTATTCTCAACAACTTCTTCAACTGTTGGCACATCAGGGATTGTCGGCTTTTCTTCGCCTTCTTTTATTTCTTGTTTTTGATTTAATTCTTCGCTATCAGCAACATCAGAAAACCCGGGTATTTTTGGTTTTTCTTTTTTAAGATTATCTCCGTAATCAGCTAAATCTCCTTTACCAGAACGAGCCATTACACAGTCACCTCCGTTAATAATTCATTCGCTAAATCAACGTACAAATCTACAACATTATCTTTCTTTTTAATAAGTGTCGCAGGTTTTTTCTCGTAAGCTATTGCTTTAGCAAACTTAATTGATTTAGGAATAATTGTCTCAAATACTTTAATATCATTCTGCAAACAGAATTTGCGACATTCTTGTAACACTTCTTCATGAAGCGTTGCCCTTCTGTCGTAAAGAGTCGGAACAACTCCTAATAAATTTAGTTCTGTATTTGTCTTAGTTCTAAATTTATCGATAGTTTTTACCATCTTCACTAAAGATCGCATGCTGTACACTTCAGGTTGGAACGGGATGACTACATCTGTTGCAAACTCCAATACATTCGCTTGGATCAATCCTAAGTTTGGTGGTGTATCAATAAATATGTAATCATAATCACTTACTACATCTTTCATTGCATTTTTTAACAATCCAAAAGGAGTAGGATATTTTCCGATTTCCGGTAAAACATCTAGTTCAAAAAATGACATGTCATCATTTGATGGTAGAACATCTATATTTTCATGCACATTCATAATTGCGTGTTGTACTGGTAATCCATCTACTAAAACATCATATAATGTGTACTGACACTTATCAGGATTCTGGTTGAACGAAACTAATGCATTACCTTGGTTATCCGTATCAATAATTAAAACTTTCTTCCCTTGTGTCGCTAATACACCTGCAAGGTTTACTACAAGTGATGTTTTTAATACGCCACCTTTGTTCTGCGAAATAGATATAATTTTAGTCAAGGTTTTCTCCTCCTTATTATCTGTTACAGAATAACATAATGAAACTGAATAGTACACGTAATAATTTAATAAACAAATTACTGTTCATTAACATATTCATAAAACTGAACAGTTTTATATTACTTTTCATTAATAATGTTTATGTTATTGAATACACTAATGATTTATATAACTGTTTCTATTTCTTTTCATGAAATCCTGCAAAGAAAAAAGCCCTTCATTGGGCTTTTTATTCTATATTCTTATACAAGTACATAACATAGATATTGCCTGTTATCCTTGTAACTCTTCCTATCTTCGACCGTACAATTGGGTGTGCTGTTTAGTTAAGGAAGAGTTACTTCTTCATCAAACATAAAAACATTCTATTCTGCTTTGTTGGACATAAATCAAGTAATCTCATGATATTCTCAGCGTCATTTATGCTATTTGCATTAACTATATTATTTCTCCACATCCATCGTTTCTTGTCTATACTTCTATATACAGCCCCACTATCACCATTAATCCACAGTCGATTATTGCAACCCATGATTTCTGAACGAATCCAGTATTTTTTGTTAACCATAGCAATCACCTTTGTATTAAGACATAAGGAATACATCGCCTGTCATCCTTGCAACTCTTCCCATCTTCGGCCGTACATTTCCGCATGTCGGATAGTTAGGGAAGAGTTATTATATCGTTCTTTTTCATCTCTCGGTGGCAACATATGGACCATAAAAGCATGTAACGGTTCTTTTGTATTCAAAATAGCAATTGAATAATGTTTAGGCGTTCGCAATGCATCCTCTATCGTAAATGTGGGGTGTAATCGTTCTTTTGCTAATTCGAATGTCCCTTTATGATCGTTTGCAAATAAGAATTGATTCACACCACCAGCAATAAGATTATCTCGTAAGTAATCCGGTAATTTCCCCCAATGATGAAAAGCGAATATTGAACCCAATCTTTCTTTTCTTCCCTCCGTCGCTATACGTCCCATTAATTTAGCGAGACCCTTAGATTCAACTTGCTCCGGTTCATTGAAAATCAAGAAGCAACCGTGTCTATCTTTATCCTCTTCACTCATGAGCATTCTAGTCATTAGAACTTTTAAAGTAACCCAATGAGCTAATATATTACTAGCTGCACCTAATTTACGGTTAGGCATACGGATAATAATTACCTTTCCTTCCTTCATCCATTTCTCAAAATTGACGTTTTCCTTTGGTTGTTGAGCAAATATATCATGTAATGTATCATCACCAAAAAACATATTTAATCTGCTTAAAATAGCATCGCACTTATTACTTAAAGCTTCATTATCTCCCCACTGCAACAACTCCCTTGCTAGTCTTTCGTATCCTTCCTCCAACAATTCACTTATTCTATCAACGCGGTAATCTTCATCTTCAATTATTTTCTTAATGTTAGAAAGAGATCCTTTGCTGGCTTTTGCTGCTTCCATTAAATATTTTTCGGAACGTGCTAAACCTTCTAGATTCATAAAGTCAATCATTTCTAAAGCGAACCGCGAACCGCCTTTTCTTCCTAATTTCTCTATAACTTCTGTTAAATCCATCGGGATGATATAGTCCTCATTTGATAAATCTAAATCGATTATTTTATCAGACGGCAGTAGATCGCGTATTCCATCAGCCATTCCTTTATGGCCGGGCTGACATATCCAATCAGGAATAACAAACGAAATATTATGTTTCATTGCACCTTCATAAACAAAATTTTGGATACTATTATCTTTTCCACTCCCCTGTTTACCAATGAAGGTATATCCGCAATAGAATTCTTCCTTTTGTTCCGCTTGTAAACCAACATTAATTTTCTTATCTTTATGTTCTGCATAACCAATCAATAGATTTTTAGGATTTTGGAGTACACTTGGAATATCCGTTTCCGTTCTCTTTTTCACGCTCAATGCTTCCTCGTATCGCCTTTGTAGCTCCGCTGTAGGCATTTGCATTGCTAATTTAGCCATTTCGTCAGTCGAAATTAAATTAACGTTACCGTTCATTTTCGTACGTTTGGAGAGGTGCAATGTATTTAACTCCCGGATAACTTCTTTCTTCCTGCTTTTGTTGTTAACTTTAACGCCATGTAGTTCGTTGTTATCAGCTATTTCGCTGGATGAGAGGGATAAGGTTTCGCTCATTGTTTCACGCGTCAGACGGTCTTGTGAGTGCGCCGCTATACGTATATGACTTTTAAAAACAGGATTGTTTAATTTTTCACGGCTCGCATTACTGATATGACGCGCGTTAATTTCATCCTCCAAACTAAACGGCTTATCAACCACTTTCCCTTTCTCATATGACTTATTACTTTTGAAAAATGTATTTGCTAAAGCATTAAATAAATCCGTAATCAGGAAATTCACTTCATTCACAAAACCTCCAAGCGCCTGTTTTGAAGCGCCTAACACCATCCTGGAGTTAATTGTTGCTCTTTGCGGTACTTTTCCTTTAGAAAGTTTCTCATAAGCCCAAGACGCGTTCTTTATCCACTTTTGACGGTTCTCTGCTTCATTACAGATACTTAGCCTTGCAAAGTCTCCATCAAATTGTAATTCGTCTATCGTGTTCATAACTGCTGCAATAGGTGTCTTTTGCTCATTCATGTTTGTGTTCAAGCTGAATATATCGTGTTTTAGATACTTTAACTCCTGGATAATCGTATTTTCTTCCGGGACTTGTATTTGCTCAAGAGAAGCTTCTTTTATGGTGACACTCATCTTATTTTCTAATTTTCTTTTCAACTTAGTTGCTTGGTACTCTGAAGTCGATACATAAAACTCAATTTTCTTTTGGCCGTCCTCTTGTTTAAATATCACATCGAACCAAAATAAATCTTTCTCCCTGTATACAAAACGCAATCCATCGCGTTCTAAACGTGTTCCTGGTGATTCATACATTTCATACATCTTATAAATAGCTTTCCATAATCGGCGCGTGTTATTTGTAACATTACTGTGCGGAATAATACGATACACAACCATTTTGTTTTGCTGTGTTTGAAAGAAATCAGACCAGGCTATTGTTTCAGTACGTTTCCACCACTTCTTTTTCTTCTTCGGTATTTCTGCCGGCACACCACCAAGATAAAGCGCGGGGTAATAAAATTTCTGCTCCTGATCCGGTAAAAACTCTTCTTTCTTCTCATCCACTTTAAACACCTCCAAGTATTGTAAGTGCAAGAATTAAAAGAGCTGTGTACCAACTTACCGTTTTCATTAAGCTTCCTTTCCCTAACATAGATGAAATGATAATAAATGCACCTGCCGCTATTGTGGTATATCCCATAATGTCCGGAAGGCTCACTACAAACCAATCCCATAGCAAAACCCCACATTCTTTAATAAAGTGACCAATCGGTTTTAATATGAACTCTATTTCTGTATGAACGATACTATCGCTAAAATCGTTTAGTATATCCATAAATGAGCCTTCCTTTGCCTTCTCACCGATATAACCACCTGCATTCGCTAAAACCATTTGACCACCATCTAAGATGAATTTCATGATGTGCCCTCCTTATATTCCTTTTAAGAAATCCCTTATGTCTATCGAGTGTCTCGCCAAAATATATCCACAAGACACACCAATTAAAATTTCTAACGCCTTTGTACGATGCCCCAAAGCCCAACTTGCTCCACTGAAAATAATGACAAGTACTACCCCTGCATCAAATGCATTCATAATAGCCCCGTGGACATTTCCAAAAGTGCTATTAACAGTGGCTGCAAATGCTGCTTTGGGTAGGATCATGATAAGTGAACCGATAGTACCGGTAGTCACTCTTTTTAATGCGGTAATATCACTTTTCTCCTTATTTTTGTAACTGCCATCCATAAACGAACGGAACGGTATTACCTCTGTTTTCGCCATGATGTACACCTCTCACATGTTATTTTTTTAACAGGACATACTAACGGTAAATCCTTAAAATTGGAGGGATTAACAATGCATGTAGCTATTGCTGTAACAGTAGGAGCAATTATCGGTACATTAGTTAATATTTTCGTGGGCTAGATGGCATAAATGGCAGTGAACTTGGAGAAGTTTGCTGCTTCTTTGTTTGTGATTTAAGTTGTTGGATCCGTTCGGATGCAGTTGGTTGTGGCTTTGGTTTTGAAGGTGCAGCAGGAGTGAATGTTTTTTCTGTTTTAATTTCTTTCATTTGTACTTTTAGCTGTTCAGATTGCTCTGTATGCTCTTTTTCTACTTCCACAAGACTCATAGCTTCCCAAATTAATTTCTTCACATATCCGCTAAAATTACGACGTTTAACGTGCTGTAACATTAATCTATCTTTTTCGTTCTTCTCATTAAAAGCCACTGGTTTACTGAATTTAGCCATTTACAACACTCCCTTTTGGTAGTAGCGGTGATATCGCTTTGTTAAAAGGTATTTCGTGCTGCTTGAACAATATTCAATCTTTTTTGAAGTTTAGAAAGTTTAATTTTTGGACAGGCTGATTACAAAAAAAATAAAAGGGAGCGTTTAATCATGTTCGGTTTAGGTAAACGCAGATCTAAATTCGGTAAATTTTTAGATAAGAAAGGAATTTCTCAACAAGATGTAGTAAGAGAAAGTGGAGTGAACAGAGGGACAGTCAGTAGAATTTGCCAAGGAGATGCTTTTTCTCCTTCTATGAAGAATGGACAAAAAATCATTAAAGCATTAAAAAAACTCACAGGTGAAAATATCGATTTCGATGACTTTTGGACTATGTAAAACGATAGTACCGCTATTACCAAAATAGTCATAAAAAATAGCCCTACTTTGGCAGTGGACTTGTTGATTAGCTATAAGCGCGCTATACGCTATTAGCTATATGCCGAGAACTTGAAAATATTGCACGTACATAAATATTAAATACAAAAAGAGTTGCTTCTAAAGATAAAGAACGCCTTACAGCTGGCTAATTATAGTCAGTTTTTTTGTTTGTCGAAGGATTGTCGAACGAATACGATTGTATTTTTAACCTTGTAAGGTTAAAATGTTTGTATAAGGCGGAAAATTATAAAAAGGGAGAGATCACAATGTGGTATAAGAGCTATAAAAAAGTGGATGGTATTGTTACAAAAAAAGGACCAAAACATAGTCCTAAATTTGAATTTAATTTTGAAAAGCTCGCAGAAATTACTAATCATTATGAAGTGTTTATTGAAAAAGTAAAAGAAAATTATGAAAAAGATGGTGCAACCTTTACAGATATTGCTGTTTTTATTGATGAACAAATCCCATACGCTGCAGAACAAAGGGAGGGGAAGGTAACAAAAATCTATGTTGTTTTTGACCATACTGCTCCTTATATTAGTTTATTTGGTTGTGATTATGAACATGAAAAATACCCTCGTATACATGAGTTATCTTATAATAAAAAATTGATTTCAATGATGGCTGATTTATTACCAACAGAAGTAGAGTACACAAAAGAAATAGATAAATATATGACTGTACCGGAAGCGGCGGAAAAATTTAGTATCCCTGTTGAGACCGTAAAGAGTCGTTTGAAACCATCAATAACAAGCTTTAACGAACAACTAGTGCAAATGATTGAAGAAGGATTGATTAAATCTTACCTTAAAGCGGATGGCAAGCGGAAAGAGTGGATTATTAGTGAAGACGCTATGAAAAAATGGTTTTTTTCTGAAAAGGGGTGAAAATATGGCATTTGTAATACGTGGTGAAGGTTTTATATTAACCGATTGCGAACCAGGAAAAGAAGAGAAAGAATTAGAGTTTGATACTTATGAGGAAGCAGAAAAAGCATTAGAACTTATACAATTCCCTATGAAAAAACCTAATGCAAAAATAATTGAAGTTTAATTTTTATTGTGACGGAAATACCGCCACATTGTGTGCTAGGGTGTAAAAAGAATGGAGGTATGAGTATATGACTGAATTACGAATCGATGAAGCAGTCTTAGATTATAAAGATTGTGCAGAAACGCAAAATGAACTATTTAACAAATTAATCCGCTTTATAGAATTAAAAGCACATCAAACATATAAGGAGCGTATTGAGGTTATTAATGCGTGCGACTATTGCGGGTATGCATTACAAAAACCCTATGACTCCTTTGCAAGTGAAGTAAACCCTTCTGATATATGGTATATATCCATACTAGATGAAAATGAGGAAGACTGGCTAAAAATCATGGGTGAAGATGCTGATTTTACTCAAGAACAAATACTGATTTATCGTTGTCAGGCATGTGGTAAATGGGAGATTTGTAACGACGGTTAAATAGAGGAATATAAAACAAAAGAGCCGCCCATAAGGACGGCTCTTATTTTTATTTAACTTCATAATACCAACCAAGACGTAATAACCACTCTTCACAAGCTTTCAATTGCGCATCAGAAGTAGGATCTGTGACGATATAAGCTAATCCATCCGGTTCAAGGACGAACTTACCGGTCATCTTTAACGATGTAAGAGCTCGCATAGCATCAAGCACTTCATAAGGCGAAAATGCTCCCGTTTGAATGATATTTTGTTTAGGTACCTCCGCTTGTATTTCCTTCTGTGCTGCTTCAGTAAACCAAGACAATGACTTGCTCCCAATAAGGGAATTCAGGTCACACTTACCGATACCAGGTACATTTCCTGTTTCTGTGTATTGCCAAATGTCGCAAGGATAAGCTGGCTTTTTACCACCATAACGCGGAATCCATACAAAATCACTCTTTACATTTGCCATACCAAAAGGTGCATACATATGATGGCCGACATATAAACCGACTTTCTTAGCTCCTAATCGATATAACTCATCGATAAAGGCTTGTGTGCCGGCTCTCATATCATTCATTGTTTTCACTTCTACATCGGCCACCCAAACCGTAGCGTTCTTGTCACCACGACTCCAGAAGTCTTGTGCTTCCTTCTTTGCATCAGCGATTGAAACGAAACGGCAAAATGCATAATTACCAAAAGGAATGTTATGCTGCTTCATTGCTTGTACATATCCTTTATACAATGGATCAACGTAATTTGAGCCATCTTGTACACGAGCAATTACAAAATCCAAGTACTGCTTTGCTACAGGCCAATTAATATTTCCGTTCCATTTTGAAATATCTACGATTTGTCCCATTATTGATCCGCTCCTTTTTTATCTTGATCTGCAAACCATTTACCAGCAGCCGGATTAGAAATTACACCTGCAGCAATTAAAATAAACAGGATAATATCTACATACTCCTGATACCTCCCTAAATTAAAATTAGGAATGGTATCCATAAGGACCATTCCTAATAGTGCAAACAACGCCACCCATAATCCGCGATTTTTTAATTTCTCTTTCATAATTAATTCATCTCCTTTTATTTAAGTAACGCTACCCCGACAGCTACTACTGCAACGACAACAGAAGCCCAACTTGCTGCAAGTGCTTTATTATTACGTTTATCTTCTTTCATTTCCTTAATATCTTCATCACGGCTACGAAACATTTCGGCGACTTCAATCCGTGTAGGGAAATTTTGCGAAAATACGCCTATTTGCGCTTTTAATTCAACGACTAATTGTGTGAGGTTTTCTAGTTGAGCTTCTACTTTTGCTAGTCGTTCGTAGTCTTTTTGATCCATTTTTCTCACCTCATCCCAAAATAAAAAAGCCCACTATTGTGCGCTAACATTTAGCAAAATATATTTTCGATCACCAATATGATCCATATGTTGCTTCATCACCTTTTAAAGAATCAAATATACCTGGAGTAGTTGAATAATCCTTCACCTGATACGCAATTTGATTTGTCTTTCTATCAAATACGGTATAAACTTTTGTTGTCATACCGCCACCGCCTGTTTCTTCTCCAATTGTATACATATAATCATCATCTAATTTAACTAACCCTCTTATTCCATTCGTTACTTTTTGTGATACAATTGTCATTTCCTTATTTACTTCTACAATAGTATTTGTTTCCTTTGCGAAATACGTTGCATCTCTTCTTATCCCTAAAAACTTCATGTTATCTAAAGAAGCATTTTGAATTATTTTCAATAATTTTTGATTAACATAATCTATATACACTCTTGTAAAACTAGTACCTGATGCACTCCTAAGTAATACATCTCCATTCTGGTACATTCCCATTACAACGCTACTACTAAGACTAAAATCGTTATGAGATATTACAAATATCAATTCGAGATTCTTGTTATATACTCTGAATTGTTTGCGGTTTTCATCTACTATAAAGATAATTCCTTTTCTACCGTTTATCCACATTCTATTACTAGAATTTGCGTATCCACCTACAATACCTGATACCGACTTTTTAAATACGCCTTTTTTATCATATAGTGTCATTGTATTTCGGGCATAATTTGCAATTAAAACATCCCCATTTATAAATGTCCCAAAATCCATTTCGCCCACTTGAGCAGGAGATGTATTCGGTTTAATAAGGCTTTCTGAAACGATTGTAATCTGTTGCATTTTCTTCATATCTATCAAATATAACTCTACTGTTTGAATCCCTGACATAAACAATCTAAAAACCCCTAAATTCTGTGGTGGACATACCGACATCGTTATCGTATGTGGAATAACAGTTCTACCCTCGTATATTTTTTGCAAACCCTTATCAACCAAAACATTACCAGGTATGAGTAATCTCAAATCCCACATTCTAAAAGCACTAGAGCCTACCCCATGCGGATAAAGTCTATCAGATAATTGCCGATGATTAAAATGATGTTCTAAATATGGCATTACTGAAGCACCTCGCTTACAACATCACCATCAGCATCATAGGTCGGTTTAGATACCTGCGTTTCAATTACAGTAGTACCATTATCTGCATAAGTAGTAATGGTTTGCGTTAAATAGTTACCATTCGCATTCGGATCAGAAAGAACGGATTTTCTTCTAAGAATACCGCCTTTTGTTTTCCACTCAACAATTTTGTATATACCATTTTCATCTTTAGATGATTTATATATACTAAGAGATTCCAAATGTTTCTCAATTTTTAAATTGAGTTGTTCTTGAGTGGTTTGTTTATTTTTCAATTCAGTTATGGCAGTATCAGCAGTTTTTACCTTTGTTCCAACCTCTTGCAGAACCCTTTCTACATTGTCACCTGTAAAATAATTATCTTCATCAATTACTTTCACATTTATAGCATCACGATGAGGTGATTGATTTGTTTTAAGGATTTCATTAATTTCATTGATGGCGCCAACTAATGTAATTTTTTCTTTTGTTGTTAATTGAGATAAATCCCCTAACGACTTGCTTCCTATTGCATTCTCCTGCAATTCTTTTAAGGCTTCATATGTTCTGTTGAAAAACCAATCAAAATAACTAGCTGGTGGTCTTTGAGCAATTTTAAATCCAGTATCCCTCAAGGGTTGAGGTGGTTCGATTCCTCTGCTCTTCCATTCAGGTAATGATTTAATAAAATCAGGCATGTACAAGCCTCCCTTTACTTTATAAAACAAAGAGAGATCTACACCCCTCTTTGTTTTATACGCTATTTAAATTATTCCGTAACAACAGGCGGTACGTATGGAGATCCTGTGATTTGTTCATATTGCTCTGGTGTGATTTTTTTCATCTTCACAAAAATACCTACATCATCCTTAGAATAAAATTCAGGGTAATACATTCTAGCAATTTTATAAAAGTCCAACATAATTAAAGCACTCCTTTTACAGTTAAATTTAAGATTAATAATGCTTGCTGTTCTGACGTTAAATTCATTTCTTCCTCTTTTTTCATAAGCTCCAGGACTAATGCTGCATTCTGTGCTTGTAATTCACGAACTAATGAGCCTTTTTTATACTCATCAACTTTTTGATTAAAATTTTCAATATTAATTACACCTGCATTCGCAAAATATTGAACGACTTCATCGATGTTACTTTCCATCTTTTTCACTCCTTAGTGCCCGCCAGCTTTTAAGCGCGCTAAAATATCCACTAGCAATGCTGAGTGGATTGTAATCATCGTTGAATTATCTGCTTGTTTTACAGTTAATTCATCGGTTGTAGCCCTTATAGACTGATTAAATGTCGCTTTTACATCGAATGTGTTTGTAGTAAACAGGTGTTTATCTTGGACTAAGTATGTGACTGTGTATTCGGCTGTTGGGTCGAAATTGTTTTTCGATTGATAAGCAAAATACGTACCGTACGCAAATGTGTCTTTCGCTATTTTCCAGTTCTGTGTATCAATAACACCGTTTTTATAGATATTAATGATTAATAAATTTTTCGATTTAAATATTGTTTCGCTATCACGCGTATCGTTCAAATGATAATTAAATCCTGTAGCATTTAGTTTTGATTTTACCTTTTCTCTAACTATCACACCACTATCGACACTCACCTGCGTCATACCACTTACAGCAAGATCCCCTTCAACTATTACAGCTTCAACTCGTGGAGTAGCAAGCTGATACGTTAACTTATATGGGGTGTAATTAGGTGCTCTATTCGCTTTTACATAAGCAAGTGTTTGTGTTGGTGCATCCTTGTCATCAACTACAGATTTCCACGCGATAGGCTTCCCATTTGCATCTGCGGTTTTTACTTTCCAGCCGTTGAAGTATGCGCGAATTTCGTCTCCATTCGGATTAAAATTATCTGAAAAACCTGTGTCTGTGTTCGATGCAGAAATCTTCAAATTAACCGTATCGTCATCCCATACATCAGGAGCTAAACTAGTGTTTCCTAAAGTCAAAACTGCATTATTGTATTTTAAAACTATCCCTTTTCTATTTGGTATCAACGATTGTCTACACGCAAATCTTTTAAACCCTGCGTACGCTTGAATGAAATTCCATTCTTTGTCAGAAAGTTGTTCATCCCCCCACTTACGCAGTAATTTCCACTGTCCGTCATCTTGGTACAACACATCGTTTATACCGTTTTGTCCCGCTAATACAGTATTTGTGTATAAGTAAGATGGATTGCGTGGTGTAAATGGTTTTGGTTTGTCACCTAAAACTAGCATCGGTTGCTCAATATAGAATGTACCCGCACCAGCAGCGTTATTTCCAAACCAAAAAATAAACATTTTTGCGTTTTCAGGTACTGTGAATTTGAAGGTGTTCATTCCGGTTTTAATATCATACCTTGATATCTCTTTCCCTGAAGCGTCTGCTGTTCTTATAGAAAACCATCCTTTAAGATCTAAGCAACTAAATGCATATGTCTGTCCACCAACACAAGGTGTATTTAGATTCAAGTTAAAGTCCGCAAAATTAGAAGTTGCTTTTACGATTGCTTTATAAGAAGATTCTACTTCAAAAGAACCTATGCTAGTTGTTGAAGTGGTGGCATTACTTAACGGTGGTATCAAATTCCCACCTTCCACAGTCACCAAAGGGTTTAAATGTTGCACACCCTGTACATACGGAAACTTATCCAGTAACTTCTGACCGCTGTACTCTGAATCTACATTTATTTTGTTGTATGTCGCTTGATCTACTTCATATAAAGCGTCCTCTAGCAATGGTAACGATGTATTTACTTCTAGCTCCAGTTCTACGTAGTCTGTGTTGATTACAGATACTACCGTTCCGTTGGATGGTTCTGCGTATGCTAGAAAGTTAATAAAGCCATCCGATTGAATCATACTTGAAATACCAGGAGAATCCGTACGTGTAACAGATAATTTAGCTACTAAATTATTACTTCCTGTAACATTGCTAAGTCCAGTACTCCATTGAGTTCCATTCCATCCAATTAATGTCGCTTTGCTTCCTGTAGGTCCGCTTCCAAATCCCGACCAATTACAAATAAGTTTTGTAATAACCTGTTTCGCCATCGCAATTTTATCAGCAAGAGCTGTTTTCCCTTGCCAAATTTGAGGCCCGAATTTATCTTCTAATGTACGGATGATGTTGAATGAGTATAATTGTTGAGCTATGACTCCACTCACAGGATTGGATGCTGAAACTCTTAGGTTCCCATCTAATGAGCTTGTTCTATCATAGTTAGCTTGAACATTTTCATCCCAACTTTCTGTTGGTCGCTGTAGCGCATTAGAAACCGCATTTCCTTTTGCTATATTCCCATTATCAACAACACTTCCAGCAACTTTCCCCCGAAAATCCTGCTTAATCGAATAAGATACCGTTGCTTGCCCTGTAAATTTCGTAACTCCCTCGTACGTATTGCCACCATATGAAATTTTTGTAGTTCCTTTTTGCGGAATAAACACATAATATTTCGTATTATCTAAGTTGGTTTGCCCTAATAAGTTTACGAGTGTACGCCCTTGAATTTCTATATTTAATGGTGATGCTACTGGTGCATTTATGACATTTAAACCATGCTGCAACACTTGGGATTTCCTTTCACTAACTAATTGTTGTTTATGAATTTCTCTTACAAGACTACCTGCCGATTCGCGAGCAACCCCATCAGCTCCTAGTCGTAGATCTTCTAAGTCACTAGCATGCACAGCTTTCTCTTGTAATTCTTTTAACGCCTTATATGTTTTATTGTGTAAATAATTCATATAATCAGCGGGTGGACGTTCATCAACTTTCCATCCATTTGCTACTTTAGAAGCTGTAGGCTCTATCCCTGGTGAATTCCACACTGGTAACGTTTCTTTAAAGTTCACCAAAAATCATTCCTCCTTTACCACGCTTTTAAAACCGAATCGGTCCCATCATTAAATCCATTCACTTTGAAATATCCACCAAATTTCCCTCCCTTATCAATTTCTACTTTAGCTAGTCCCTTTTGATCATCGAAATTTTCTTCTATTCCACCTAACCGAAAATCACCTGCATAATAAAACTCATTAGATGCAAAGTCACTGAACCCATGTTCTTCGTCTTCCTGTATTTTGTCAGGGAAATCAGAAAACATAAACGAACCCCTATAATATAAATCAGCAGGTATACCACCAGTCAGTAAATCGTTGACTACATAACCGAATTCTTCAAATGGAATACCAATGGCTTCTACATAATCTACATCTATTTCAATGTGAAGCCCTACAGGATCATTATCTTTAATCCACTTTTCTTGAATCTTAACAAACTTTTTTTCTAACCCAAGAATGAGGGACACGAACCGTAAAATAGAAGGAATAGATCCATCAGAATTATTTCGGATAATACGCGATTTTATTAAAAATCGATATGCCGCATCATCAAAACCAATTCTGTCCTGCCCAATGTTTCGCCCAATATAATCAAGCGTTACCCCTTCTGCTTGGTCAATATCTCTCCAGTCATGTATTCTGTTTAATAATTCTTCATTTTCCTGGATATGATGAGCAGCAAGCTTCATCATTTTCGATATATTACTATTCTCGTTACGGTTATAGTTATCGGTGATTCTTTTTATCATTTTTGTGTAAATGCTAGACAATGTTCACCACAACCTTACTAGAATCTATATTCGGAACATTTAAAGAACCAATTGAAAGATTAGAAGTTGTCCATGTTTTTCCATTATCTTTTGAAAGCTCAAGAGTACAATCTTTTATTCCAGGTACATTACTGTAAATGTTCGCCAGTATTTTCCCTGTTACAATGGTATCTCCCATACCTAGCCCGATATAATCAACACCACTCTCATCGATACCACCTATATACTTAACGATTTCCGTAATAATAAACTTGCGCCCCATTGCCCCAGCAGGAAATTCACCATCACGGTAAACCGTAACACGCGCAGAAATCGATTGTTCAGTTGCCTTACTAAATCCAATAATATGTTCATTTCCACCTTCATCGAACACTTTCAATTGCTTTTTACCGTAAGCACGGATTCCACCTGGTTTTGATTCAAGAATTGCTTTTGCAATGGCTTCATCTTCTCCACCATATACGACTGTTTCAAAACTATGTGGTGGCCGTCCGTCTACATCAGGTACATCATCCGTATTATTAAATACTACCGCTGTACGAACACCTGGCACTTCTAATACACGCATTCGTATGCCCGATGGAGTCGATGACTTTGTAGAAAAGGAATTTGCATATCTTCTACGTAACTCCGTATCAGTCTCTCCTTCTCTCCCGTCTTTTGTTCGTTCAAGATTTGTAACGCTAATGATACCAACCGCGGGCGTAATAATTTCTGTAATCGTGTTAGGCTGCACATTACCATTAAGACCAGCTATACTTGCTTTAATCGGTACATTTACAATCCCATCTGAATCATCGTCATAACCAATGGCAGTAGTAACAAATTCTATCCCTGTTTTCGTGCCAATAATGGTCCCTAACTTCACTGTTGTTCCAGCATCCACTTTAAATCTAGCCATACCCACCGAAAACTTCGGTCGTTCCCGATCCATACCACGATTTTTTGCTACATAATCTAAGCTGACTCCTTCAGCAGTGAAATAAAACGCACTATAATATATCTGCTCTGCCTGCTCATTTTCTTCCGCTCGCGCAAAAGCGATATTTTGAATGAACATTCCTAAAGGACCACGCTCTGACAGGTTCACATCATTCCCCCATAATTTCCGGGCTTGTTCTTCCATTTCTTTAATAAAGTCGGCGTACCGTTTACGCTTAAATCCTTCTGCGGTTAACATGCATTACACCCTCCCTTCCACTGTTTCTCCTGTTCCTTTTTTCGTGAACTTGAAATCAACCGCAAGTTTACGCGTTGTTTTTTCGTAATCGAACGTAATATCTTGTATATTTTCTACTCGATCATCTTGTAAAGCTGCTTCAAATAGTGCATTCGTTACAAGTGTTTCATCATACTGCTTCGCTTGTACTGTAGTACGATCAAATCCGTGACCAGGATTTAAAAACCATGAACCCTTTGCTGTTTTAAATGTTTCTGAAACAGCCTGTACAAGCTCATCATCACCATGAACCATTTTGAAAGAGTTCTGCCCATCCAACTCTAAATCATTATTAGCAGGGTTAATGTATAAGTTTTTCAAAAGTTCGTCCCTCCCGGCTGCAATGGTGTGCCGTTCACATCAACTGATCCTTTCAAACTAATAGTCCCGTTAATAACAACTTTCCCTCCACCAATCGTCATCGTTGCACCACCAGACTTTTCACCAACCACGAGTTTGTCTACATCAGCAGCAGGTAAATCATTCGTGAACAGATTAATTCCGCATACTACAATCGCATCATCTACCGCGAGCATACGTTGGCTTGCAGGGTTGTTAGATTGATACATAATGTTATCTATTTCTCTTTGCACAAAAACCACTAGCACGGTATCTCCGCGTTTATATGGCATTCTAATAAAATACTCTGCTGTTTGTTGTATTCCAACTGGTACTGACTTGATAAGAGTATCTCCAGGAAGTAGCTTCACATCGGCTTTTGATTTGATAGGATCATAACTGACTATTTCTCCAATCGCGCATGTATTTAAGCCGCCGACCACTTTGTCTTTAAATCTTCGGAAAAAGTCATTTGCTTCTTTCATACTGGATACACTTCCATTTCAGTGAAGTACGTGTTTCCATTTGCTTTGTGTCTGCCTTTCTCCACTCTGAAAAGACCATTTGCCGTTTTAGATTTAATTTGTAAGATACTATCCGTTGTAATTTGGTGGTGGAGCAGGGATACTACCTTAAACCCTTTCATTACAATCTTCTTTTTATTCTCATCAATACCGACTTCATAACTACTTTCTATAGGTGAAGGTGTACCGATTAACCCATGTTCTTTGTCCAGGATAAAACCAATTCTGTCACCGTCAAATTTATCTCGAATAAAGATACTTCCACGGTTTACATGCATTTTTGCTCCACAATCTTTTGCTACTTCGCCAATGGCTTGCCCTAGCATCGTTTTAATGGTCTTAGCATTCTTATACACAACATTTATTGGTAAAATAAAAGACCCAATCTGCAATCCACTCATGCTGATTAGGTCACTTAATACTTGTTTTCCCGTTATATTTTCTGCATAGGTTTTATCCACCCACTGCTCCATCCATTTATCATTTACATCTATAACTTTTATCTTCGTAATTTTATCCACGCCACTCCATTCAGTACGCGGATTTCTGACAAATCCAACTAGAATAGCTCCTACATCCGATTGATACCCAGCGTTTAAAATAACGGGTTGTCTATCTTGTATGCTATTAATAGTGGAATCTTTTAAATTATATATTTCAATTTCGGATATATTCGGATCAGAACCATCGTCAAATGGTACATCGAAATTTATAGTAAAGTCTTCGTTTTTAAAGACGGAACTTCCAATAATTGCTTCATATTTGCGCCCCCATAACAAACTCATGATATTCCCCCAATCTCTAATAGCACCGTCTTACCTAAGTTTTCAAAGGTGACTCTTGTTTCACTACCACTATTATCCTTAGGAGTAATTGTTACTTTTGGGAGTCGCTTATCATTCAGCGCATAGAATAGCGGTAAATCTAGCACAACTTTTTCACCTGCTACGATAACCTGTCCTTCTTTTTCAAGTCCAATTGTGAAAAAGTCAAACCGCCTATTATAATGCACTTCAAATGTAAATAACTCTTTTGCTAGTTCCATTTCAAAACGGTACGGAATCTCTTCTTTCGTAATTTCAATATGCACGATATCACCTACCCTGTAGGTTGTTTGCGTCCTGCTGAAGATACCGCTTTTGTTTGCATCGCTTCAGCTAAAACAGACGGTTTAGCAATCCGCACTGCCACTAAGGTCATGCTGAATTTTAAACCGCCTTTTACATCTACATCATGTGTAGTATTAAAACTTTCAATAACAACATTGAACCAACCATTTCTGTAAATATAATTCAATAACTTCCCTTGTTTTTGATAAGACATTAACTTTAACAATCTCGCTGAAGCATCCGGCCCAGTGAGAACCCCGCTTAAATCCATTTTATCTGTTTCACGTTCTACGTGATCCGCAATGGATTCACCGTCTTCAATTGGATGTTCTGTCACTTTCACTCCATACTTAGGGTTCTCACTGTAAACTGTATCTAAAATAATGTCACCTAGCTTTGCTTTTGGCACAAGACCACCTACCTATGTTGCTAGATTCAATTCATCCCAAAGTTCTCTCAAAGCCTTTTTCGTTTCTTCTTTTACCTGTTGAGCAATTGAAGCATCTCCATTGCTATTAACATGAATAACAACCTGTGGTGCAAATGTAGTGCCTGAAGAATTCCCTCCACCGCCACCACCATTTCCACGAGACGGGCTATCTTTTTCCAGATTCAGTGTAGGTCTTGATCCAGTTGTACCTAATATCCCAGCTTCTCGTAAAGCGTTCGATTGTCGAGCGGTTAATACTGCTTCATCCTTATGGAGAATCGCTTTATATCCGTCAAACGGTACTTGTGCAAGACCTGTAGCGTGACTTCCATCTGCTCCACCGCCAGGCATCCAAGAAGGAAGAGAAGGGAATTTAAATGATGGCATTTTGAAACTCTTAATGGCTCCAACAAAACCGTCCCAGGCTCCTTTTGCTCGATCTATAAAGTTGAATAACGGACTAAAGAAATTCGAGACGGCTGTTTTGGCTGAATCCATCGCGTTACTGATAACATCTTTTACAGAATTCCAAACCGACGTCGTGACGGACTTTACAGTATCGAAATTACTCTTTATCGCGTTGTAAATACTTGTCACTATTTGAGTTACAATTCCGACAGCTGCGTTGAACGCCGACTGTATCGCCGATGTGACCGCCGTCCAAATTGTACGGGCTGTGTTTAGTACGTTGTTAAAGGTCGTAGTGATTGCGGTCCAAATTTGGGTTGCTATTTGAACGACGTAATTCCACGCCATTGTAAAGAAAGTCTGTATAGCCGATGCGACCGCCGTCCAAATCGTGATAGCCGTTGTAAGGATATTAGTAAAAACTGTAGAAATAGTTGTCCAAATTGCCGTAGCTATCGTGACTATATAGGACCAAATAGTTGAGAAAATCGTAGTGATCGCCGTAACTATCGCCGTCCAAATTGTAACCGCCGTCGTCCATATAGCCGTAAAGACAGTTGTAATTCCAGTCCAAATTGCTGTCGCTATCGCAACTATACCCGCCCACAATTGCGTGAATACTGTAACTATTGTCGTTACTATTAAATTCCAAACAACCGACGCCGTTGTAACTATCATATTCCAAATATTAGTTAACCCTGTCCAAATCTGCATAGCTGTTTCAACTACCCATGAAACTAACGATGACCATAACATCTGTACTACGACTGTCAAGAACGTCCAAAACGTAGTCGCGTCCATAACAAGTTGATTCCACCACGTCGCAATTCCTGTGACAAACGATTCAACGCCCGACGAAACCCATTCGACCGCTGCGTCCCAAGCTTCACCAATCGACGTCATGATGTTATTCCAGGTTTCTTTTGTCCACTCAACTAAGGATGACCACGCCTCGGAAATAGCCGCCCATAACTCGGCTGCCTTTGCCTTTACAGTATCCCAATTCATCCATAAAGCAACACCGATTGCAATAAGTGCAGCGATTGCAACAACAATCCACGTTATCGGACTTGCTAACATAGCTGTATTTAATCCCCATTGCGCTAACGTCGCCATAACCGTTCCTGCACGCCATGCAACCATTAACTGATTTATAACACTGATAATTTGCAATCCTTTCATGATTAACAAGAACGAACCAACGCCCGCCGCTAATGAAACGAATACAGTCGAAATCCCTTGCCAGTTGTCTTTTATCGTTGTCCCTGCATCAATCATCGTTGTAACTACATCCGTAAGACCTGGTGTTAACTCGCTAATCTTTTGTGTAATACCTTCAAACGCTGCTAGAACAATTTCACCTAGTGGCGCCGCAGCTTTGATGATGTCACCGAATATGTTCGCGATATTACCTAATGTATCCCATAAAACCGGACCATTCGTTTGCACATATTCCACGAAATTCTGAAACGCCGGGTTGCTGCTTAGTGTATTTGCCCATGTGCTGAATTTTTCTGTAATGCCTAAAAGACCGCTTTCCATTTGCTTTCCTAGTGGTGTAAAGGCTTGTAATAGTCCGAATATACCGTTAAATGTATTCCCGAATATGTGTGACCAATTATACAAGCTACTTGATGCCGTTGTACTTAGCCATTCAAAGAAACTATTCAGACCTCCACCGCTAACGAACCCGTTTAACTCTTCTAATAATTGAGTGACAACCGCACTCACATTGCCAATCGTAGGCGCTAAACCTGTTAACATGGACTGTGCTAACTTTAGACCCTGGTTAAAAGCATCGAAAATAGGATTCTCAAATTGCTTTGTAAAGTCGCCCCAAAATGACTTGAATTCCTGTAATTCTTGCAATGCCCCACGCTGCGATGCACTCATACCTTCGTATAGTTCTGCTAATTCCTTTTGGGCGGCTATTCGTTCTTTTGCACTATCGGCGTTATCAATCTTTTCTTGTATTTGGTCAACTTTCGTTGCTGATTCAAATACTTGACCTAAAACACTAACCGCAACTGCTCCATATGCAGCGGCTCCAATTCCTGCTGCTCCAAATGATGCAGCTATTCCCATTATTCCTGCTATAAGTGGTGCACCCATAGCCGTACCAAGTGCGGTTAATGCTCCAATCGCAATTGTGATAAGTCCTATTTTTAAAGCTGACCCTTCCGCTTGATCACCAACATTATCCACTTCTCTTGCTGCATCTCGAGCGGCCCTTTCTAGTTCTCGCATAGATGCGCTACCCGTTGCACCCATTGCGCCCATCGCTGCTGAAGCTTCACCCGCTTGATCGCCTACTTCATCTAATGCACTTGCTGTTTGGTCTGCCTGACTCTCAACGCCATCAAGCATCCCGTCTCCTACTGCTGCCATTGCTGCTAAACCAGAAGCGGCTCCTTGTGCTTCATCCCCTATTTCATCAATCGCACTTGCTGCGCTATGTGCTTCTGAAGATATTTCATCAAATGACGCACTGCCAACTGCTGCAATCTCAGCAAATTCAGCCATTACTTCATCAATTTCATTTCCCATTTCTTCAAGAGCATCTTCTATATCATCAACGTCTCGCTCTATTCGGTCTAAAATGCCCATATCGACATTATCAAAGTCAATGCTAACTATTAACTCACGTAATGATCCCATTCTTCACGCCCCTTTACTTTGGGGTTTTTGGCATTTTATTTTTCATATTCTTTTCCGTTATGCCGATCGCAGCTAAAGATTCCATAATATCTTCTGCATCCCATGTTTTTACTTCTTGGGGACTAATATAATAGTGGGCTGCAATTACATGCGCCCACCAAAATTTTGCTGCTCTTTGAATAAAGCGCTTATCGACACTTTTGATGTCAGTAAGCGCTCGTAATTCCTTATTTTCCTTGTTGAAATCGCATTGCTGATATTACCACATCGTCTAATTCGGCTGAATTATCAAAGTCATCCAGTGTCACTTTAGGTTGTACAACAATATTCTCTAGTACCGCAGAATAAAGTGATCTACGTTTACTCCCTTTGTTTTCATCAACTTCATCCATAATATCTAACCAAGTAGAAGGCGCTACCTTTTGGAATAGATATTCTTTCTTCTCTACTTTACTAATGTGTTTCTTTGTTTTTTTATTTTCTGCCATGTTATAGGCTCCTCTCTATTTCTATCTATTTATCAAAGTGCTGAATAATCAGCTACATAAACTTGCACTTCCACACCACTTACTTCTGCTCCAAATTCCGTAGATGGTGTCTTAAGGACACGGCACTCATTACCACCAGCTTTAAATTTGCTATCATTCGCATCAATAACTTGAATCGGGAAGTTACGTTTTTCTTTAGATAATTTACGTAGTTTCGGTAATGAAGCAGATGTATGTTTGAGTGTAATTGTAATTGTCCCTGTATCATCAGCACTTTCAGCAAATGTCACATCACCATGCGCTCCAACATGTGGAATCACGTTATCTTCATTTTTTTCACAGTTTACAAAAGTACCATCCATGAACCCAACCATAAATTCACCGTCAACAATGACACTTACTTTCTTTGGATCATAAGAATCTACTGCCATATTGTATAAACCTCCCTAAAATGATTAAATTTTTAATACACCTCTAATTTTCGCGTTCTCAATCGCACCTGCAATCTCTGCTTCCCATTCCAAATCAGGAAGGATTCGTTGCGCTCTATCGTTCGTGCTTACTTCTGCACGAGTAGGAGCGGCAATGCTATAAAGCGGGTTCTCATCTTTATCCCTTGCGATAATTCCCTGATTCACACCAGCTTTTAGTGTTTTCTCCATTTCCGCTACTACTAAAGCTATACCAGCATCAGTAAACGGAACTTTAGGTAGTCGAGCCAATAAACCGAATACTGCTTCTGTCATTCGAGCTTTTAAGAAATATTGCCCTTGCAGAATATCGATGTACTCACCGGACGCTGTAATACCCTTTGAAGTAATGTTCACGCCAC